ATGGGCACCATCACTACCCGCAAAAGGAAAGACGGGTCTACCACCTACGACGCCCAGATCAGGATCATGCGCAAGGGCGTGAAAGTCTATCAGGAAAGCCAGACCTTCGATCGGAAGACTACGGCCCAGGCCTGGATCCGAAAGCGTGAGGCTGAACTGCACGAGCCGGGTGCCATCGAGAAGGCCAACCGGAGCGGGGTAACCGTCCGTCACATGGTGGAGAAGTACCTCGACCAGTACGAGAAGCTTCGGCCGCTGGGTAAGACCAAACGCGCCACCTTGCTGGCCATCAAGGAAACCTGGCTGGGCGATGTCGTCGACAGCGAATTGACCAGCCAGAAGCTGGTTGACTACGCCATGTGGCGCATGGAGAAGGACGGCATTCAGGCGCAGACCGTGGGTAACGACCTGGCCCACCTCGGCGCCGTGCTGTCTGTTGCCAGGCCGGCATGGGGGCATGAGGTCGACCCACACGCAATGCCTGACGCCCGGAAGGTGCTGCGCAAGATGGGCGCGGTCACCCGGAGTCGTGAGCGTAACCGGCGTCCGACGCTGTCCGAACTCGAGAAGATCCTGAAGTACTTCGAGGAGATGCGCGACCGCCGCAAGCAGGAGATCGACATGCTGCGGGTGGTTCTATTCGCGCTGTTTTCCACTCGTCGCCAGGAGGAGATCACGCGCATCCGCTGGGATGCATTGAACGAGAAGGACCAGTCGGCGCTGATCACCGACATGAAGAACCCGGGCCAAAAGTACGGGAACGACGTATGGTGCCACCTGCCAGACGAGGCATGGCGAATCCTGCAGTCGATGCCGCGCGTGGCCGACGAGGTGTTTCCGTACAACTCGAAGTCGATATCGGCCTCGTTCACCAGGGCATGCAATTTCCTGGAACTGGACGACCTGCACTTCCATGACCTTCGCCATGATGGCGTCAGCCGACTATTCGAAATGGGGTGGGATATCCCGAAGGTGGCCTCTGTGTCCGGTCACCGGGATTGGAACTCGATGCGGCGCTATACGCACCTGCGGGGGAATGGCGATCCATATAAAGGATGGGAATGGATCGAGAGGGTGATAACGGGCCCCGTGATCGAGGCCCAGAAGAGGATCAAGAGACGCGTCGAAGACCGCGACCCATGAGCTTGTCGTGCTCGGTCTTGGCCTTATGGTGCTGCGCGTCCAGATAGGCGGCCAGATCGTTCAGGTGCACGCCACGTGCTGACTTCTGGCTGCTCTCCATGCAGACCAGCGGCAGGTTGATCTCGCCCCGAGCCACCTTGCCCTTCATCTTTTCCGGGGTCAGATGGCTGAAGTAGTCGAGGCACACGCGCTCGAGCGGGATGATTGCCTGGCCGCCGTACTGGGCCATGAGCAGGAAATAGGTGTTCATGTGAGCCTCCTCAGGCCGTGAAGTGGTGCCCGACCTTCGCCGCGCGGGCGGCGTCCTCGGTGCGGAACATGAGCTGGGTTTTGCTGGTTCTGCCCCAGGCGTTGTACTCGACATCGACCCACCAGGCGCCGAACTTGCGGTACGGCTCGCCGAGGATCTTCGTGACGTAGCAGTCGATCAGGTTCATGGAAGGTCTCCACGCCGCCGGTCGCGGCAGGTTGGTGGTCAGGCCAGGTCAGCCAGGGCGAAAACGATCCCGCGGCAATATGGCTCTTCGTCTTCCACGACTTCGAAGGTGGCGTGCGGGATCTCGGTTTTGTAGGTCCAGCTGTAGCCGTCCTCCTTACACCACAGGGCCTCGATCGATTTGGCCGACTTCTGTCGCTGCACGTACTCGGCGAGTTCCTCATCACCATCCAGGCAATCGCGATCAGGGAGGACGCCATCTGCATCGACGAATGCGGTGCCACCGTCGTAGCAGCCGATCTCCTCACGCCGGGCGCCGTAGAATTCCATCAGGTCGTCGCTGGCTCCGCAGAGGATCACCAGGCCAGCGCTCTGTGCTGCGACGATCAGCGCGCCGGGGATGCGGGTCGGGTATTCGAGGCCGTTCAGTTGGGCGGCCAGTTCTTCTTTCGTCATGGCAATAGCTCTCCATGCCCGCGCATGTCGGCGGGCTTGAGTAGTAGGGGGAGGGGTTAAGCGCGAGCTTCGAACAATTCGATCTGCGCTGCCGGGGTGTCGCGAATGGTTACGGCCTCGGCAATGCGCTGCTGGGCGGTACCGAAGTGCGCCTCGTCCTGCTCGATGCCGATGAAGCGCCGGCCCAGCTGGATGCAGGCGACGCCGGTCGTGCCGCTGCCCATCGTGTTATCGAGCACTACCTGGCCGGGGTTGGTGTAGGTAGCGATCAGAAACCGCATCCAGCTGACTGGCTTTTGAGTCGGATGGAAGCTGCCGGTCTGCTTATCGCTCGAGAAGAACTGCACCGAGCGCGGGTACCGGTCCGTGGAGTCGTATTCGGTGAGCGACAGGGCCTTGCCGTAGCACTCCGAGTTGACCGTCTTGCGCTTGGCTGTGCGCCGCTCGTGGCCGCTGGTCATTTGTGGGTTGTACACAGGCTGTCGGCGGTAGAAGACCTGGGCGCTTTCATGGGCCCGCAGTGGCTGCTTCTTGGCGTTGAGGAAGCCGGTTGCGTTGCCTTTTTCCCAAATCCACTCGTAGCGGTAGTCCCGGGGGTTGCTGGCGACCACCAGCGAGCTAAACGGCTGAGCCGCGCAGAGAACGATGGCCGCCTCGGGCTTGGCGATTCTCAAGTACTGCTCCCACAGAGGAGCGAAGGGGATCACCACGTCCCAAGCGCATTGTGTAGTCCCGTATGGCAGGTCAGCCAGCACCATGTCGACGCTGGCATCCGGGATCGACTTCATCACCCCCAAGCACTCGCCGTGGGACAGACTGACTTCGCTCATCGCGGCCCCCTGTAGATCAGGTAGGCCATGTAGGCGAGGGCGATCATGCTGCCTCCTGCATGCTGACCGGCTCAGCGCCATCGGCAAGCAGAATGCGCATGCCGATCTCCTTAGCAATGTGCACCTCCAGGCGAGCGCCGCGCGACCGCGACCAGCCCGGTAGCAGCATCATCGCTTCGCAGGTCGAGAGCCGGCCGATATCGAAGCGCAGATAGTCCTCCCACTCGGCACCGTTGACGTGGCCGTGCTCGGCCGGGTTTTCAACGTGCCAGCCCTCGGCGCGCATGGCCGCAGCCATGGCATGGAAAGCCGGGAAGTTGAACTCGGGTAGGCCGGTCATAGGTCCGGCGATGTAGACGCGCTTGGTCCGATCTTCGGTGAGAAGCACGGTGCGCTCTGCGCTGGTTACAGAAGATTCAGTCACAGCTGATACCTCTCATCAATCCAGCGCCCAGGCGCCAGTGCGGGTGTAGGTTCTGGTTGGGTTTCGTGCGGGGAGAGCTGGCGCTCGTTGCCGGCCTGCAGCTGGCTGTCGGAGATGCAGCTCAGTCCATTCGGGAACTTCCAACAGGTAACGGCACGCTGGGCGTCGTGGTAGACATCTGCGCTGTAAGGCAGTGGCCGGGTTTCGCGTGGGTCTGCGCTGGCGCCGGTGGCCAGCAGCAGGAGGCAGAGGGCGAGGCGGGTCATGGCTGCACCTCGATGGCAACGTCGTCGTGGATGCACTCGATGTCGCGTAGATCGTCGTCATCAATCTGCGATTCCCGCAGATCATTGCTTTCGAGCAGTTCTTGAACTTCATGGTCCGGTACGTCGTACATGACCCTTTTAAAGTTCACGATGGCGCGACCCGTCAGGATGATTGTTTTGCCCACGGCAGATCCTTGGCCGCCATATCGCGGCAGTGAATAGAGGGGAGAGGGGTTGCAGCGTGGTGGGGTTACTGCTTGCGTTCTGGATACACGCCAGGCAGCGGCCCGAACTGCGGCTTGCTGGCCTGCTTGGCCCTGATCTGTTCTACCTTCGTCCAAATGCGTGCCAGTTCAGTTTCGGCGAGCTGATGCATGTCCAAGCCATTCGCCAGGCAGAGAGCAGCTAGCGTGACCATCACGCCACCAACCTCCTGGGCCGGCTCGCCGACCGCGCGCCCGAACACATAGTCGACCAGCTGATGAGCCTCGTCAGCGGTGGCGCCTAGCGCCTGGACCAGTTCCAACGCTTCCTCAATGAATCGGTGGTTTCGCTCCTCCCGGTCGCCGGCGATCATCTCGCCGAAGCATTCCATGAGCCAGGGCTGGACGCGGGACTGAAACGAGACCGCCGCGCTCGGCTCTGCGCTGGCGGATAGGGCTTTGATCCGGGTGGCGAGATCTGCAGGCAGATCGAAATCAACGCCGGACCAGTGCCGCTTCGCGATCTCAGCCAGAAGCGCATCACGCTCGGCCAACTGGGCGCGCTGATTCGATATGCGCATGCTCTGTCGCATGATCTGCGCGTCAGAGTGCTTGATGACCTCGCGCAGCTGCTCGATCTCGGCGCTACCGGTCAGCGGCCCGAACGGGATTATGGGGAGGCCAGTCTCCGCCGCATCCCTCTCTGCCTCTTCTTTGGTCAACCAGATGGCAGTACCAACCATCCAGGCTATAGGCTCGGGGTGGGGCTGCGGGGCTGGCTGCTCGAGCGCTGTAAGCAGAGCTGCTTTGTATTTCACCCAGGCCGGCGACTTGCAGACGCTGGCGCTGTACTCGATGAACTGGCGCAGCGGCTCGCGCGGCACGCTGACCATCTCTGTGTTGCTGGATCGGTTTTCTGTGGGCATGGGGATACCTCAAGCGAGACGTTCAAGTTGTTGTTGGATGCGTCGGCCAATCCAGCGCACGACGAACACGGCCTTGCTGTTGCCGATCGCCTTGTAGCGCGGCCCGTCTGGGCAATCGTCGGCGGGCTTGCCTCGGTAGGGAATCAGGGTGTGGTCGCCGGGGAAGCCCTGGAGCCATTCGCACTCCCGTGGAGTGAGGCGGCGCACCTGCGCATTGGCCTGAATGGCTTGGACTTCTGCCCGTGCTTCCAATGTGTATGCGTGATCGGCCTGCACCCCAACGCCATCTGGACCGCTCGCTGGGTTTTCGCGTAGAGCACCGGCCTGGATGGCGTGAGCAACGATTGGCTGCCCACGGCCCGTGCCGTCTTCGCTGGCATCGAAACCCTCGGCCTTCAGCGTGTGCGTGATCTCGCCTGTGATGCACACGGCGACCTGCCCGCCGGCGTTGGGATGGCTGGCGTTGTGGTTCATGGCCCGAAGGGTTGGAGCCAGGTCGCCTGCATCGGCGCCGTGATCCTTGCAGCTGAAGGCAAGTAGGGCGTTTTCTTGCCCACTGTTCCGGCCCAGCGGGTGCACCAGGTCATGCAGCACGTCAGGGTCTTGGGTGCCGTGCACCACCAGCATGCCGTTCTCGGCGTCCTGCTGGGTGGCACTGCCGGCGGCCCTGCCATTTGCCTGCAATGTGCCAGCGACCATTGGGATATCGTCATGGCTGTAGCCGCCCGACTTCCTGGCGCCTCCAGTAATGGTCGGCGCGATGCAGAAAGTCTCGCTTTCCATGTCCAGACGCGTGTCCTTGGCGGTCAGTGTGGCTGCCTGGGCGACATCGCTCTGAAGGCTGTGGCCGCCATATGCCGGCACGCCAGCCAGCACCTCAACCGCGGGACCTTCGTCGCCCTCGCAGTTCGGGCACCCGTATTGCCCCAGGGCTACGCCGAACACCCATCCGCACCCGCACTGGAGCGCAGGGCCGAATGGAGCTCGTCCGGCAAGGTCTTGCCCCTCGCCTCGGCGCGGCGGAGTATCCCGGCGCACGCCTTCGCGCTCAAAAAGTATTTCGAGGGGATCGAACCCTGCTCGAGCACTTGCGACAACGAACACACGGCGGCGTCGTTGGGCCAGGCCGAAATATTGGGCATCCAGAATCCGCCATGCGACTGTTCGCGTGGGTCCATACACACAACCAGCGTCCTTCCATTTGCCCCCTGGCGGTTGGAGTTCTTCGGATTCGCCCACCAGGGCGCCGAGGAAGCAGCCAAACGCGTTGCCTTTGTCGGAGAGGACGCCGGGGACGTTTTCCCAGAGACAGGTGGCCTCGGGCTGGCCGCGCTTTGTTCGAACATGGTCAATTGCATCGAGCAGCTCCACGTATTTGATGGTGAGGGCGCCGCGGGGATCGGCGAGGCCTTCGCGCATGCCGGCCACGCTGAAGGCTTGGCATGGTGTTCCGCCGACCAGCACCTCGGGCGCCGGGATCTTGCCGGACAGCACCATGGCTGCCAGGCGGGTCATGTCGCCGTGGTTCGGCGTAGCGGGGTAGTGGTGAGCAAGAACCGCGCAGGGGAATGGTTCGATCTCGGCGTACCACTCGGCACGCCAGCCCAGCGGGTGCCAGGCTACGGTCGCAGCTTCAATGCCGCTGCAGACGCTTCCGTAGGTGATGGGCATTGGTGATCCTCGCCGGGGAGGCGTTATCGTTGAATAGGGGAAGGCGCTGGCGGGCAGCGCCGGAGGGTCAGGCGGCTTTCGCGTCTTCGAACTTGACGATCAGCCGAGAGGTTTCCGGCTGGCCCTCAACCTTCACTTCGAAGCAGGCCAGCGAGTAGGAACTGATGCCAGTGATCAAGCCCTGCTTGATGCTGTCACCGATGGCGAATGGCGGCTGGGGGTTGTGCTCGTCGAACCAGGCCTTCACTGCCTCGCGCTCTGCCTCGTCCACCAGGTGGCCAAGTTCGTCGAGGGTGTCGATGTCGTCGCGCTGCATATCCCAGCCGGCCCACTTCGCCAGCTCGATGCAAAGATCGAAACCGTCCATGTGGCGGCTGTAGTGCTGCGCCAGGGTCTCGGCGTCGGCTTCAAGCTTCTCGGCAATGGGCTTGCAGCATTCGAAGATCATTTCCCTGGTGGCAGTTGGACGAGGTGGAATGTGGTTCATGGCTTTCTCCATGCATGCGCCGCCCTCCGTGCTGGTGGCGGCATGGTGGCAATTTGGTTTGGGATGGGGTATTACGGGTGACCGGCATTGGGCTGGCGGGAGGTGGCAATGGCGCAGGAACTGACTGATATTGCAGTAGCTGGCATTACCGCTGTTTCGATGATTATCGGGTTTGTGGTCAACTGGGGCTTGAATTCGATAAGCGCAGACACTGCCGCGCGCCGTACTGAGAAAACAGATAGGCGAAAATCTATTGAAGACCGCTATCTATCAGTGCAGACCTCAGTTGAGCTATTCCTGAGATCTAAAATCCGCGGGTCCGAAATGGATAAGGATTTAGCGCATCTGAACTCAATCATTGCTCTTTTTGCTGATCAAGCTGTCAGAGAAGCTTTCAACGGTTTTCAGCACGCCTTGATTGATTTCTACCGCGCAATCGAAGGTTCGCCGAAGAAGCATGTCTACCTGACCGATGCGGCTGAAGATTTCCGGGAAGAGTGGAATGATCTAATTCGGTCTCAGGAGGCGATATCAAGTGCAATGCGTGATCACATTGATGCGCTCCGCTCGTTTAAAGACTGAACGTGCTCATACCGTTCCTGCGAGAACCAGCAGTCCTTTGTCGTCAGGATCGGCGCCAAGCCTGATGTCTGGCGCACGAAGTTCACGCTGAATTCGCCATTGATCCAAGGCACGCACCACGGAAATGCTTATTGCATATTTGTGGCGCGGTGGCAGAGATAGAAGCGTGAGGGCCTGAATCGGCCCAAGTGCATGGGCGCGCTCGATCAGCGTACGGACGATGAAACTTCGGTCGGTGGCATTGATCCACTCGCCCATTTCATCGAGCTGCTGGATGGTGCCGCGCCTTGCCATGAGCCTGATTTCGGTTCGATCTGATTTGATGTGCTGGTCGCTTTCAATCTCAAGGCGGGCGCCGACGGCGAAGAATGGAAACTTCGAACGGCCCAGCTTGTGGGCGTTGTAGATCAGCAAGGTGAGCGCTTCGCCGCTTTCCTCAATCTCGCCCCAGGACATCAGTTCAGCAAGCTGGCTGGCGTGGGTGGAGGTCACCTTCAAGCGCAAATCTTGCTCGCCCAGGCGCTCCTGCTTTTCTCGCCTGCGTTGATCACGCTGCTGCTGCGTCAGAGCCATCTTCGCCTCCATTGCGCACAAAGCGGGTGCCCGGGGCGTACTCCAGCAGGTCGCACACCCGGTTGATGATCTTGAGCGCGGCGTCGAACACCTTGGCGTCGTCGGGCTCGCGGGCCAGGCGCTTCATGTTCGGCTGGTGCTCGAGGCAGACCTTGTCCACCAGGCGCCGGGCTAGCCTGCGCAGGTGATCGGCGCTGTCGTGCACGCGCAGACTCAGCGCGAAGGCCAGGGCCACCTCATCAGCACGGTACTGGCCGCCGCTGCGAGTGTTGTACAGCTTCTTCACCGGCCGATTCATCCAGGCCGGTAGGGTTACCACTCCAGAAGGTGCTTTCTGCATGTCTCTGCTCCGATAGGCCGCTTGGCGGCAGGTGGAACTGTTCTTGCCGCCGGCGCTGGCGGACCAGGTTGTTGATGCGCTTCATGGGTGGCACACCTCAATGGGCGTTTTCTTCGTCGAGCCAGACGGCATAACCACCAGTAGACGCTTGTTTCCTCGGTATACGCCCCAAGGCTGACCAGTGGATCTGGCCATGGCGGCCGCGTACTTCACGGCGGGCACGGGCTGGGAGATCGTGGCTATCATGGCCTACCCCCGATTCCGCTGGAGCGGGAAGTCGATGTCGAACGCAGCGAGGATGCGGGCGAATCTGCAGTTTCCAATGCCTAGCTCTAGTGTCACGCCCCACCGGGACATGCCGGAATCACGCAGGGCTATGATCTTGTCGGCGAGGTCGCGATCTTCCTGACTCGGCTCGGCCTTCACCTTTTCAGGTCTGGCCGGCTTCGGCGGGCTGAAGAACCTGAATCCTCCCCGCGCCGCTACGCCCCAGAGAGCGGTCTTGGTTTCGCCCAGGAGCTTTGCGACCTCGCCACAGGTCATGGTCTTGGCGAGCTCTTCTACCTGAGCTGTGCGTGCCTTGGCGCGGCTTTTACGCTCGCCGCTGCGCTCCTGCTTGACTGGCGTGACCAGCTTCGGCTTCGGCTCAGGGTGATGGCGCTGCCGGAAGGGCACGTACTGGAACCCCTCAAGCACAATGATCTGCCCGCCAGACGCGAAGAAGGCCGCTTTGGCGGCCTCCAGGTCGATTGATTGGTTCATGCTGCCTTGCTCCTCAGCTTGGCCTCGAAGTCGTCCACCAGCAGCTTGAACTGCCAGAGATCGGCTTCGAGTTGTTCGATGTAGTCATCGTCGCGCTTAAATTCCGCCCACCAGAGCTGGCGGCCAACTGCTTCCAGGGCGGGGCAGTACATGCCGACGTGCCAGAACTTGCGGCCCGTGATCCACATGCAGCCCTGGACCTGGTCCATGATCCCGCTGGCGTCGTTGTCAATGTGGAATGCGCGGAGCTTGTCCGGGGCGATGAAGCACTTGTATTCGCTACCACCATCCTCGCCGATCAGGCCATCAGCGCTCGCGCCGAACGCGCCGTCGTCGGTGGTCACGAAGCCTGCGCGCTGGACGATCAGCCCGGTCTGCATCTCGTGCTCCATCCGGGCCATGGGCTCCAACTCGTGTCCGCGCTTCATCTGCCAGGTCTCGAAGCCGTTATCCAGCGCCTCGCCGGCGATCCGCTCCACGGCCAAGTTGAAGGCGTAGTTCAGGGCGGCTTCGGTTGGCTGGCCGACCGGCTTTCCCTCCAGGGCGCGCTGTATCGACTCGGCGCGCGGCGCTGTCTTGTAGCCTGCAGCCGCTCGGGCCTCGGTCTCGGTTGAGCCAGACAGCATGGCTGTCACGTATGCCTGCTGCTTTTCGTCCAAGCCGCCGGTGCGCGACCTGGCCACGCCAAACATGCTGGCAGTAATGCAGCCGGCACGCGCCCGGTGCCACTCGGCGCTGCCTTGTTCGCATTCGATGAGGATCATTGTGGTTCACCCTCCAGAGTCGCGGGTTCGAGTTCAAGCAGTTCGGCGCGGCGCTTTTCCACCTGCGCCTTGAACTGGCTGTACGCGGCCATGTCCTTGGCGGCTTTGATGTCGGCCAGGCCGGCCTGCCAGATCTGCTGCAGCGCGTCGACCGACTGGCATGACACAGCCTGATCGATCCAGCGCCGGGCAAGATCGGCATCGGCTTGGGGCTTGCCATTGATTGACGAAAGACCTTCGTTGCCCTCGGTATTGAGGTAGTGGATGGCCTCTTCCAGGCGCTCGGTCTTCGGCCAGTACTTGTAGGCCCGCTTCACGCAGGTTTTCTTGGCCATCTCGCCCCAGTCGGTAACCCACGGGCAGGACTTCTGCTTCGAGATCCAGGCCTTCCAGGCGCTGGACCGGTCACGGATGGCGTTGACCTCGTCCACGCTCATGGTCTCGGTCAGGTAGTCGCCGTCGGCAGTCTTGACCACCACGTAGACACCGATCACCTCGCCGCGATCCTTGGAGAACGGGTTGTAGGAGTGAGTTGGCGGCTTGTCGAAGCCGTTGAGCGCGAAGTTGTCGCTTGTGTAGACGAGTTCCGACTGGGCCCAGCGGATGGCGCCGGTGTTCATCGCCAAGTCCATGAGGCCGATGTAGCTGATGTCGAGGCAGATCTTGCCGTCTCGCGGCACCAGGTAGGCCTGCTTCTTGGCCGGGTTGAGGCTGATGCCGATGGCGGCGATGTTGGTCACCGCATTGACCACCGACTGCCGGTTCTGCACGGCCAGCTTCATGGAGTAATCGTTGGCGGTGATGGTCTGGATCGCGAATTCGGCCTCGCGCTCAAAGTTCAGCGAGCGGTCGGTCAGCACCGAGGCGAAGGAGTCGCGGGTGCCGTAAATGTCCTGGGAGATTGTGGCAACGGCGTTGCTCATGATTGCCTCCGGTTGAGGTTTAAGTTGATGCCAGGTCACCCAGGCACGGAGGTACGCTCCAGGCCCTGGCTGCGGTGGATGGTTGCGCGCTCTCGCCGCTTACGCTCCGGGTAGGTCCGGTTATCCCCTAAGGGCCCGCCGGGCTCGGGTGCGTGTGATTCAGATGTACTCGATCTCTTCCTCGTCCACGCTGATCGCGTAGGCGGGGTAGGAGTCGCTCAACTCGTTGCGGCGCGCGGCGGCGATTGCTTCTTCACGAGTTGGGAATTTGGCGATGTTGTCGTGCTCATCAACGAGGTTGATGAAGTGACCGTTGTTCTCGCGCAGGTCGATCAGGACAATCCAGGACATACGAATCTCCCGCGCCATCCATGCGGTGGGCGCTGATTATGTGGTTACTGGGTGATGGTGCCGGCCAGAGCGCTCAGGAGGAGCCAGCCGGTGCAGAAGGTGAGGGCGATGAAGCTGCCGCGCCAGGTGGCGAAGCGGCGTGCACGCTGGTAGCTGGTCATCGCTTAGGCTCCAAGGACTTGATAGCCGACTTTCCCAATGCGCGGAGTGATCGCCTGAAGTTGCCAAGGTCGCGGCGCGCCTTCTTGCGCTCTCTGACGAAGTAAAAGGCCCTGGTGCAATGGACGCATCCTTGCTTGAGCAGGTAATCCATCACCTCTTTGTCATTCAGGCCGCGATCTTCGTCTTGCGACCACTCTCGGAATGCGTCCCACATGTGCGTCTTGCGGCGATTTTTCTCGTCGTACAGGATGTTCCAGTGTTCTTCGCTTCCGTTCGGCCAGGGTAGATCGCCAAGCTCGGGAAATTCATTGGCAGGCTTCGGGCCGATCAGGTCAAAGCGGTTCTCACACTGACCAAGGTGAAGCCCGATCTCAGCCGTCAACGACTTGATCCGCTGCAAGACTGACTCGTGAGCGGCCAGTGTGATGAGTATCGAGCGCTCAAGCTTCATGCCGCACCTCATAGGCCAGGGTGCACATGCCGCAGAGGTAGGCACGGCCCGACCAAGCCGCAGGGTTCTCGATGTGGGCCATGCGCGCCTGATTCATGGCGTCCTCCATGGTCAGGCCCTTGAACAACATCAGGATGCGGTCGTCGGGCACGGCCCGGGAAACCTCGGCCACCTGTTCGTCGATGAGCGAAGGGAAAAGCGGCGTAGTCATGCAACCTCCTTGCGCCCATCAACGATCTTGTTGAGGCGCCCGCAGTAGTGGTTGAACTCTTCGATGGTGATGCGCTGGTCGGCCAGCATTTCGGTAAGCAGCTTGAGGACCATGGCCTGCCAAGACTTCGGGGTCGCAGGATCCGCCATGGCGTCTAGCTCCTCGTCGATCAGCACATGAGGGCTCATAGCTGCGCCTCGTCTGCCTCGTACTTCAGGCCTTGCTCGGCGTATTGCTCAAGCATCGACTCTGCGATCTCGTACAGCTTGCCGTTTGCGTGATTGCTCTGGCCGACGATGTCCTCGACCATGCTTTTCACCGGGCCGCCGGTCAGGGCCTGTAGAAGAAGCTGGGCAAGGGCGGTGATGTCGTCCTGCTCGGCTTCCTGCAGCGACCGAAGGTGCTCGGCGACCTTGGCCACGAACTGCTCTTGGCGCACGCCCACCGGGCCGCCAAAGCGCTGCGGGATCAGAACATCGCAGCCGCCGACCAGCTCCTCGGCCTTGCTCTCGATCCAGTTCTGCGCCGCTTCCTGATACGCCGAGTCGTCTTCCGGCTCAGCATGGTCGTACCGCCATTGTGCTGCTCGAAGTGCGCCCATGGTCGCCTCCAGTTATCCGATTTCGTGTTCAGCAGCCCACCAGCCACACTGCCAGTCGCTGGACTTGCTGTGATTCATTGGCTCGCCGTCTTGGCGGGCGTCGTAGCCTTTCTGGTATTCCTTGCTGTGCTCGCCCATAGTCGCCTCCAGGTGGTGGGTTACTCGGTGGGTGGCGCCGGAAGTGGCATCCAGTGGGTGGGCGGGTTTTCTTCGGTGAAACCGCCGTCCCATGACATCCAGAAGGGTTCGATGTCTTCGTACTCAGGGCAGCGGCACACACCGCCGCAGTCGCCTACGTGCTTCAGGAGCTCGTCACCGACGGTGTAGTGCCCCAGCGTTACCCGATCAGGGATCGGCACGCCGTCGAATGTCTGGCCAATCGATGCAAGCAGCACCTCTGTGCCGTCGCGTGGCGCCGAGGCAATCGGCTGCCAGCCGCTCATGCTGCCTCCGGGTGTTTCTCACCGCAGAACATGCAGTAATTGCCAAGCACGTTGATGGTGGCCTTGGCCTTCACTTCCTTGCCTTTGGCGGTGGTTCTGGTGCCTACGATTTCGCATTCCGCGTACTGGCGTCCTGCCGGAATGAGCATGTAACCCTGCAAGGTAGCCTTGGCGCCGGTGATTTCCGGGTGCCGCTCCGCTGCAGCCTTTTCGAATTTCTGTCTGCAATCGCACATGGTTAAGTCCTCTGGACCGCATGAGGCAGGCACCAGCGCAGGTGACCAAACCTACTGCGCGCCGTGAGAACGCAGGGCTGGAGCCTGTCTGATGCGGTCGTATGTGAAGGGAAGGAGATGCGGGATGCATCGGTGATGCGACTTGGCGGGGATTCGAACCCCAAAGACTTACGCCAGCTTCGGCAGCGCTACCTAACTGGCCGCACCAGCTTGGTGTGGCGCCCCTGATCCACCGAGGCAAACTACAAGTCGCATCCCGATTCACCCTGCGATGGGGAGCAGGGGCATCGGGCCGTCTTTCCGGCTGTCAGGATGCAAACAGGTCTGCCTGCTCAAGGGCGAGTGGCTTCTTTGCAACCGGGACGGGCTCTGTTTTGGCCTCGGGGTACTTTCCTTGGCCAGCCATGTACAGGCACTTCTCCTCGATTCCGTGCGCCCGCTGAGTCTCTGGGTGAACTACGGTGATCACCCCGCCAAAGGCCTGGGCGATCAGTGCGTGCTTTTCGGCGATCTCGGCGATGTGGGCGTAAGCCTCTTCGCGCGTCATTTCCGCGACGCTCATGCCGCCGCCTTGCAGTCAGCCGCCGTCATGCGCTGACCGTCTTCCAGCTCGACCACGCACACGCCGTTGCGGTAGCCGTGTTCCGTGTTGAGTCGGTTGGCCTCGCGGATGCAGGCTGCCAGGTCGCTATCGGTGAACACCTGCAACTCGCCGCGCAGGGTGATGCGAAGGACTTTGTTCATGCTGTGTTCCTCCAGTGGATTCCCAAAGCACCAGGTCGCCCAGGTGCTTCAGTGAATACGTGGTGGTGATGGCTATTTGCTGCTGGTAATCTCGGGAAGGTTGAAATCAGAGGCGAAGGCCATGGACCCGAAGAATCTCGCGGTACTGATGCAGCTCAAGCAAGCCATGGAAAAGGCGAATCCTCCCGCCATTCCCAATCCATTCGAACCGCCACCTTCGAAGAAGCCAAAAAGTGGCTGGATCGTCGCGAATTGCCGGTTCTGCAAAACGACCAAGTTCAGCTACCGGGCTGATTGGGTGAACCCTCCCGTGATGTGCGAAGGCTGCCGCAACGAGCGGAAGACGCGCTACAAGCCAGGTGAGGGCGACACGCTCTACTCAGCTACCAAGGTGTTCCATGGCGGCTCTCCAGGGTCTGGCAAAGGCAAATAGTGCTCTCCACATATCCCGTACAGGGGACATCTGGAGAGCATCCGGCCCACACTCGGCGGGCCGGTAATCTCTTCTTCTTGCACAGGTCAACGGTCGCTTTCCCGTCAGTAGCTTCCAGCGCGACACGGGATCATGGTCCCAAAGCCAAACGCTTACTCGCCACCACGCAGCCTCTCCAGCTACGCCCTCCGAATGAGGTCTCCTGTGCCCAGCGCCGACATTAGGTCGAATCGCTGCGTACCGTTGCGCGGTACGTCCGCTGGCTATGCATCGGCCAGCTCGGCGTTCATCTGGTTTTTAAAGAGCGGTGAGGCTTGAGGGCCTCCCGAGGGGCTGTGTAGCGCCTCGATGGGTGTAAATCTACAACCTAAAGTTACAGTGTGCAACCCTTTTGGTTGTAGATTTTTTCGCAAAGGTTGTAAGTCGTTCATGCGGTTAGATTTTTGGTTGTAATTTGGGTCGCAAAAAAGCCCGCACTTGGCGGGCTTCGGTGATGAGTGGCTGCCGACCTTCTACCAGAGCACTGATGACCAGAATACTTTTCCTTTGATGTGAATATTCTGGTCGGCCATCTCCTGGGCGGTGTATTCCTCGTCTGGGTGCTCGTCTCGGTTGAAGCTGCGCATGCGGATTCCGCCGCCAGGTAGTCGGTAAAGGGTTTTCACACGTAGCTGCCCGTCATGATCGATGGCGTACATCTTTCCATCCACTACTGAGGTGCTGCCCTGGTCAACGCCGACAGTGCTCTTGTCGGGAAGTACCGGCTCCATGCTGTTACCGCTCACCGTCACGCACACTGCGTCGTCTGGCTGGACGCCCTGCTTGCGAAGGGTGAGCTTGCCGAAGCGCAGCTTCTGCTTGTGAGACTGCTCAACCACAGTCCTGCCGCTGCCGGCCGACAGCTCCACTTCCTTGAGGAACGGCACATACACCTCGTCGTCATCCAATGGCGTGTCGTCATCCCATGCATCGATCGGGCCGATGATCGATGCATTTGAGTTTGGGTAGCCAAACGTTCGGGATGGAACGTCCTCGCCAGTGATTAGGTACGCAACCGTTGTGGAAAGGGCGGTGGCGAGATCGTCCAGGCGCTTACCCCTGGGCGTAGATACCTCCGCCTCCCACTTCTGCACGGCCTGCGGCGTTACCGAAAGCCTTCGAGCCAGCTCTGACTGATTCAGGCCGGCCTGTTCTCTTTTGCGCGCGATGCGCTGACCTAGTGTGCTCATCCGAGAATGATGCAACCAGAGGTTGTAAATATCACTGTGAATCTTGGTTGTAGTTTCGCCACGACTGAGATAACCTTTGGTTGTAGTTGTAACTTTGAGGCGTAAAAATGACAGAGCTACCCATCTGTAGAGCGGCAAAAGCCGCTGGCGGCCAGTCCGCCCTCGCTCGAATCCTCAAGGTCACGCCTCAAGCGGTGCAGAAAATGTGCGCCTCGGGTCGTGTGCCGGCCGAGCGAGTTTTGGAAATCGAGAAAGCCACCGGAGTTTCTCGCCATGAGCTGCGCCCCGACATTTACCCGTGCGCCGCCTAACCCACTTCAACACCAAGGAGCATTAACCGCATGTACGCCGACCAATCCCACAAGCGTGATACGCCTCGGAAGGTCCGTTTCAACAAGACCCTGGATCGCATCCTGGCCAGGGCGGCAGAGCGCGCCGAAGAGCAGCACGCAACATACCTGTACCTGATGATCGAGTGGGCGGTAGAGAACGGTGCGATCGAGGCCTTGAGCAAGGACGACAAGCAGTCTAGCGCGGCCTAGAGGCCCTATGGAGGTCACGTGGCTGAAATCGACTACGAGCACCTGAGTGACGGTGCGAAGAGAAGGATTAGTGCTTTCGCCCTGAAGAAGGGCTTGAGCATTGACCAGGCGCTCGAAGCTGTAGCGATCGAGTTCCTGGCCATGGGCGGACCGGCTCGTCTCGGTAGGCCCAAAGCACAGGTAGTCCAATTGGTCCCGAAAGAGGGTCTCAAAAGTGACACCTAAAACGCAGGCGCAAAAAAACCGGGTGGCCGCCCGGTTCTTTGTACTGCATTCGTAACGCTTCTGTGAGGTCATCTTATATGCACCAGACCATCCAAAGCAATACCGTGGCCCTCGCGCCACAAAATGCGAACCACGATTTCGTGGCGCGCAGCCATTTCGAGTTGGCAGTGAATGCCGCTCGCCAGGTTCGAGCGCAGTACTCGCGCCAATCCAAACGACAGCTCGTCCGTGAATGCCTGCAGCACCTGCATGCGTTCCTGGCTGCCCCGCGCCCTGGAGCAGCCCATGAGTAACGTCATCTCTCTCAAGTCAGCCGGGGGGTTTACCCGGATGGAAAACGACCTCTACGAGGCGCTCATTGCGGCCGACCTTTCGGGCCGTGAGCTCCGTGTAGCTCTGGCAATCCACCGCCTCACCGCAGGGTACAACCAGGAAGCCGTCAAGGTAGCAGCCTTGTACATCTCCAAGATGATGTACCAGGACGAAGCCAAGGCAGTCGCCGAGCGTGCAAACGTATCTCGCACGATCAACTCCCTGATCCGTCAGCGGGTTCTGTTTCGTGATGGTGGTAGCCGTGATCCGATCACTTTCCTGCCTGTTTCCGAGTGGAAAATTGACCAGAAATCCACTGTGTCGAAATCTACACACTGTGTAGAAAAGACCCTTGCCACTGTGTCGAAAATTACACACATAAAAGACATAAATACAAATACCAATGCTAACGCATTGGTTGTCGCCGCTGTCGCTTCGACCGTCGCTGCAGAAGAGCAGGGTGAAGATCCAAAGCCAGGCACCGATCCTGTCCAACCCGAGCAGGCGAAAGCCGATCGTATCCCGTACAGCCGCATCGTCGCGATCTACAACGAGGTTTGCGGTGGCACGCTCCCTCAGTGCATGAAGCTCACCGAGAAACGCCGACGCTTGATCCGCGGTTGCTGGAACCTCGAGGTCAATGGTGTTCACCCCTTCCGTAAGGGTGAGTTCTGGACCGCCTATTTCACCGACTGCCTAGCCAACAAGCACTGGGTCGGCCAGAACGACCGTGGCTGGACCGCCGATATTGAGTTCCTGACCCGTCAGGACAAGGTGCTCAAGGTTCTGGAGGCTCAGCAATGATCGAGACTCGCCCACTGGTCTCCGAGGAAGCCGAACACGGCGTCGTCGGCGCTCTGATGCACCAGCCTGACCTGATCGAATCTATCGGCGCCAAGGTATCCGTCCAGCACTTCTACGACCCTGATGCCGCCGACCTGTTCGGCATGATCCTGGGCGCTCGGTCGGCAGGCCGACCAGTTGACCCGGTAGCCCTGTCGGACATCCGCCCAACGCTCAGCAGCGGTGAGCTCACTATCGTTCGAGCTTCTGAGCTCATGCGCTCTGTTCCGTCCGTGGCCAACGTCCATGAGTACGCCAGGATCGTTTCGGAGCGTTACAAGGCGCGCCAGATCAGCGAGATCGGGCAGTCGATCATCGACATGGCGACCCATGCGCGCCCCATCGCCGGAATCATCGCGGATGTCCAGCAAACCGTCATGACGCTGAATAGCGAAGATGACGAGCCGGACGTGATCAGCCTGGCTGAGGCCCTGGGCCCCGTCATCGATGAAATGGACGACCGCTTCAACGGACAGGGCATCAATGGGCACTCCACCGGCCTGGCTGATCTTGATGAACTGCTGCAGGGACTACGAGGCTCTCACGTGATCATCATCGCTGGGCGGCCAGGTACAGGCAAAACAACCCTGGGCCTGGGAATTGCTGAGCATCTGACGATCCGCAACGGCAAGTCCGCTCTGGTGTTTTCGCTCGAGATGTCCGGCAAAGAGCTGTCGAAGCGAAGCCTGGCGTCTGCCTCGGCTGTAACGCTGGGCAACATCGACACTGGCAAGGCCATGGGTGACGGTGAGCAGATCCAGAAGATCACTGCCGCTGTAGGGCGTATGCGTGACGCCGACCTGCGTATCTGCCAGAAGGGCGGCCTTCCGCTGAGCCGAATCCGCAACATCGCGCGGTTCCAGCACAAAGCCAATCCCCTGGACCTGATCGTCATCGATTACATCGGCCTGATCGCGCCGGAGGCAGGTAGTCGCCAGCAGAATCGCAACCTCGAGCTCGGAGCGATCAGCCGCGGGATCAAGGGCATGGCCAAGGAGCTGAACGTGCCAGTGATCGTTCTGGCCCAGCTCAACCGAAGCATCGAGACCCGTACGACCAAAAAGCCGCAGATGTCGGACCTGCGCGACTCCGGCGAGATCGAGCAGGACGCCGACATCATCCTGATCGCGCACCGGGATGCAGATTCCGATCTTGGACAAAGCGGCGTCACCGAAATCGACGTAGTGAAGCATCGCCACGCGTCGACCGGGCACTGCCTATTGCAGCACCAGGGGGAATTCGCCCGCTTCACCAACTACGCCGGATCGCGTGAACAGCAGCAGGCTGCCGCGCAGCCGGCACGGCGGTCATCTCGTTCGATGCTCAACGATTTTAAGCCAGGAGGTAGCTTCTGATGGGTCAAACAATCTTCGCGCGCGGCGGCTACCTCATGCGCTCGCACTCCGAAACTCGCTGGGCCGACATGATGGACGCCCTGAATATCGACTGGCTGTACGAGCCGCGCCTGGTCAAAACCCGACACGGCTCTTACCTGCCGGACTTCTACCTCCCGCGCGCCGGCATGTTCGTAGAGGTCAAAGGCCCGCGACCAACGGAAGTCGAGTGTGAAAAGGCCATGGACGCCAGCGCCGCGACTGGATGCCCTGTGGTTATCGCCTATGGCGACATGCAGCTCATGTTCCCAGGCGTCGGCGGTGCACGGCTGCTTGTCCTGTATGCCGGCCGCACCGTCGAGTTCAGCACTCACGAGCTGCATGGCCTGATCGAGCATGGTCTTGGGAAGGACGCATACCACGGCTACCTGCGTGTCGGCATGAAGCAACCGCACCCTGGCGCATTGCATATCTACGAAATCGCCCAGAGCTCAGCGGTTGCCGCCATGGATCGCAGCGTTCGCGAGCGCTACCTGGCAGGCGTCAGTCGTGAAGCCAACGCTGAGAAGTCCGCCATGCATGGCCAGATGAGCCGCTGCGAATGGGCGCTCACCAAGCTCGTCGAGAGGCTGAATGCTCGCAAGGAGGCAGCATGACCCGTGCACACCTGCTGGCCAAGTTGAACATCAAGCGCGCCGGGCAGCCGGCCGGGGAGGGGGTGTGAGCCTGTTTCAGTGTGAAGAGTGCGGTTGCCGCGACAACACCGCTACCAGCGGCTACTGGTTCCGCAGCGACGAGGGAAATCCATGCCAAGGCCGAAAGCTGTGTGCGGCCTGCGACCCAAGCATCGGCAAGTGGCATGGCGTGTTCAAGCGTGAATACCTGCCTAAGGGTGAGTTCTTCACCAACCGCCAAGGAAATCTTGAGCACAAGACCACGGGCAAGCTTTGCCACGAGTACCTGGCCGAGGAGAAGCACTGATGGACACCAACAAGATGCGCGAGCAGTGGGCAACACCTGATGTGCGCTACATGGCGGAGTGCTTGGAGATTGACGATGTAGGTGATCTGGTATGGCGTGAGCGGCCAAGGAGCCACTTCGCCACTCAGCGGGCATTCTCGACCTGGAATAGCAAGCACGCTGGGAAGAAAGCCGGCAGCGTTTCCCTCAACCCAAAGAGCGTTACCAGCTATCGCGTGCTGGTGATGAACATTGCCGGGAAGCAGGTGCACCTCTACGGCCATCGTGTGGCTTGGGCTATTCACTACGGCGAGTGGCCTGCGGGTTATCTGGATCACATTGATGGAAACGGACTCAACAACACGATCAGCAACCTTCGGATTGTTGATATGGCAGAGAGCGGGACAAACAAGCCCGCGCAGCGCAACAACAAGACCGGCGTGCCCGGCGTTTCGATTGATCGTCGAGGGCGCTACCGGGTTTATGGCTGCATTGCCGGGGAATCCATGCACCTCGGGTACTACACGGACTTTTTTGAGGCTGCCTGCGCCAAGAAGTCTTTTGAGGCCGCAAATGGTTTCCATGTGAACCACGGACGTCAATCCATCGAGGCCCAGGGCCTGGCGGTGGCTCCATGACCAACCTGAACAGCATGTCCCCTGCAGCCCGTTCCGCTGCAATGCGTGGCGGCATGGATGGTTGGGGCCAGGTCGGCGGCTTGCTGGGTCAGATCTGCTACCACGAGCCAGTCGACTCGAAGTCGCGCCGCCGGTGCGGGTGTGGCTGCGGCCGGCGTGCTACTCACCGCGGCATGGCCAATGGCGTTTGCCTGACCATGGGCTGCGACCTGTCAATGCGCCGCTGGGTGAAGGAGGCGAACCGTGACTGAGAAGATCAGCGTCAACAGCCAGGCCAAGCTGTCCGAGGCTGTGACCATGCTCACCCGCATGTTCCGCGACAAGAAATTCGTCGTGGTCAGCATGCGCCCGGGCAAGGATCGCACCCTGGACCAGAACGCATTGTGGTTTGCGATGTACGACCGGATCGCCAAGAGCACCGAGATGGGAGACATCGAGGACGTGCGCCGGTTCTGCAAGCTGCACTTCGGCGTGCCGATCATGCGCGCCGGTTGCGAGGAGTTCCGCACCGGTTGGGCCGAGTCGTTCATTCACCTGGACTACGAGGTGAAGATTCGCCTGATGGGGCCGTGCGCGATGTTCGGGCCTGATGGCTTCCCGGTAACCCGGCTGTTCGACCGGGCCCAGGGCTGCCAGTACACCGACCGCATCGTGGCTGAGTTCGCGCCGCAGGGTGTGGTGTTCAGCGACTTGCTGAGCGAGGAGGCGGCATGATCTGGATTATCGCCCTGATTTTGGCGCTCACCGGTGAACCCTTCGCCGCGGTCATCGCCTGCATGATTGGTCTGCTTATGGGGGGCAAGTGATGCTCGCCAAGGAGATCAAGCCGAAGAAGTGCAGGGCGCCAGGCTGCGGCAAGCACTTCAGGCCGGTGCTGTCGACGCAGGCGGTGTGCAGCCATGCCTGCGCCCTGGTGATGGCGAAAGACCCGAAGATGCAGAAGATCGCGGCCAAGGCCATCACCAAGCAGGCCCGCCAGGACCTCAAGGAACGCAGGGAGAAGCTGAAGACCCGCCGGGAGCATGTGGCCGAGGCACAGACCGCATTCAACGCATACATCCGCGAGCGTGACGCCGGCCTGCCGTGCATCAGCTGCGATTCGCGACCGAGCGATCACGACCTCATCACCGGTAGTCGCTGGGACGCCGGCCATTACCGGTCGGTGGGCGCCTGCCCGGAGCTGCGGTTCGAACCCCTCAACGTCCACCGGCAGTGCGTGAAGTGCAACCGGAACCTGTCGGGGAACGCGGTCGAGTACCGCATCCGCCTGGTAAAGCGCATCGGCGCCGACCAGGTGGATTGGCTCGAAGGGCCTCATAAGCCCCAGCGCCTGACCATCGAAGACCTGCAGGCCATCAAGGCCCTGTACAGGCAGAAGCTCAAAGACCTGAGGAGGGCGGCAGCATGACACCAGCATGGGGATTCCTGATTTTGGCCACCCTCATGGTGGTGGGTGGTTTATCGCTGTCATGGGCCGGCGCGGTCCGCCGCAAGCGTTGCTACGAAGAATTTCTGCTGAAGAAGAACAATCGCATCCAGGGAGAACGACCATGAAAGTAATCAGCGCCCGCCAAGTTTGGCACGACGCACTGCACGAGAACCGCGCATCCGCCCTGGCAGTCGCCGCTGAGCAGGCAGCCCTGGGCAAGAAGGGTGGCTCCGGTGATGTGAAGATCATGGTCATGCTGGAGAACCACGACGGCCAGGAGGTGTGCAAGGTGTATGAGGTTCGCAAGGAAGGGGTGCAGGAGACGCGCCCAGGCCGCCGCCTCACCAATGACCGCTGCGCGCACATGCTGACCGCCGGCCTGGTGCTTCAGGCGATCGACTCCCTGCCGAAGTCGCTGCGTCACCTGGGGCACTTCCTGTACTCGCCAGTGGCCAGCGGCAACGACCTCAGCATCTCCCATGGCCTGGTATGGCTCGGGAGCGGGCTGGAGGCGCTCACAGACCGCAAGAAACAGCGAGCCTACTGGATGGCCATGGCTGCGCTCCAATCGCACAAAATCCTCGTGCACGGCGGCGAGGCGATGGGGCCTGGGGCGGTATGCATGTTCGTCGAGGACCGGACTGGCGAGAAGATGAACCCGCAGAACTGGGCAAGGGACTGGCAGGAGGTGTGGGATGCTCTCTGTGCTCAGGTCGACAAGCTCGACAAGCAGGCCCTCAAGCCTGTTGCCCGGGTGGTGGAAAGGCTCCGCGAACGCAATGACGAGGCACAGGAAATAGCCGCTTGACAGTTTGAGGAGTGTTTTGGCACTATTTCGCCATCGTCATAATTTCGCCTTTGGCGAAAACATCCAAAGCCCGGCCCAAAATGCCGGGTTTTTTGTTGCCTGCAGAGGCCCTCAAGAGTCCCTGGAGGCGACATGGCCCGTTCCACCTGCTGGAGCCTGCTTGCCTTCTCCATGGCACTTGCCAGTTACGCCATGCATCGCGACATCAGCGCGAACATCTTCCTGGGCTGCCTCTTCATCATCCAGGGCCTCAAAAGGCCTGACGGCTCAACCCAAGAGCGCCGGGCGCTCTTTCTGGCTGCCGCACTGAGCGCGGGCATCCTCATTTTTGCGGTATGGGCGCTGGCCACTGGGATCGACTTCCGCGGGCCCGCGCCATTCCGCTACAAACACTAAGGGACTGAACATGGTCGATGCCGCTTCTGCAGCTGCCTGCACGGTTGTAGGGCTTGGCGGCATTGCCCTGGCAAGCTGCCTTCCCACGATTGATCTGAACGCTGTTGTCTGCGCCTTCGGTGGCGCACTGCTCTTCATCCTGTGGGCGAAGGACATAACCCTCTGGCAGCGCATGGGCTACCTGCTCGCCGGCTGGATCGGTGGCTACTACGGATCTGCGGAGATCCTCGCTCAGGCCTGGACGAAGACCAGCGGCATCGCTGCCTTCAGCTGTGGCCTCGCCACTGTCCTGGTGAGCATCAGCGTTCTGGAGTCGATCACCACCGGCAAACTGCCGAAGTGGGTAACCGAGCTGCCAGCAGCAATTGGCAGCCTGTTCCCCAAGCGAGGGGGCCAATGACCCTAGACCAAGCCATCACCCTGGCCCATGCCGGGTTCTGCGGCGGTATCTGCTTCGTCATCGCGTTCATGTACCGGCGGGGCGGGTCGAGCTACAAGTTCCTGCCCAGCCTGTGCGCCTTCTGCCTGGCATCCCTGTTCGGGCAGGAGTGGCTGAGCATCGTCGGCGCGATCCTGTTGTATGGGCAGTGGCCGGCCACATCGGTGCCCAGCACCCTGATATTCGGGATCATTTTCATCCTGGCGCTGCGCTCGAAGGGCAATGTGTCCAGGTTGTTCGATCAGTCGAGGCAAAGGCCGCGCGCCACAAAATAGCTATGCGCCGGTTCGTGGCGCGACAACCTGAGGATCACCCATGGACAACCAGCACAAGAAGATCACCGGTTATCGCGACCTCACCCAGAGCGAGATCGACGGCATAAACTCGATCAAGGCCCTGGAGGCCGACGCCGGCGAGCTGTTCAAGCAGATCGGCCAGATCGAAGGCGTGGATCAGCGCACCTTGGCCTTGGCCAAGACCAACCTGCAGCAGGGCTTCATGTGGTTCGTTCGCTCGATCGCAAAGCCGGCTGATCCGTTCGCCTGATTCACCTCACCGTCACACTCAGCCTGTGCGCAGGCCGGAGACATGCCATGAAGACCGAATACCAAGTTCGCCCAGTTACCCGCTACATCGTGAGCCGCTACGCCACCGACGCTGACAGCGCCTCATCATCGATGGTTGGAGAGTTCCCAAGCGGCCAGCGGGCCGACCTGGTTGCTGACGCAATGGTGGCAAAGGACCGGGCTGATGGAATCGAGTCAAGCCGTTCGCGGCATGGGCTTAGCCTGGGCGAGGTTATCTCTGGCAAGCGTATCGAGGGAGAAGTATGAGCAAGGTAATCGAGATCGTGGTTGTTGGTGGCGTCGGCTCTGGCAAGTCGCATGTGCTGGAGCTGATCGACAAAGCGCTGCGTGACGGCTATGGCCCTCATGTTCAAATCGTTTCCCGCGAACTGTCGCAGGAACGTGCGATGGGCTCGCCAGGGGCAGAGCCTTCGACGGATACCATCTTCGAGCTAAAGGAGCGCCGTCCGGCTGAGCATTCCGCGAGCGAAACGCTGAAGATCGAGGTCGATACATCCGGCATTTCTGCAAGGTTGGACTCCCTCCAGGGTGCATTGTTGGCCGATCCTCTTGAGTCCGCTATCGCCTCGACTGCCAGCCTGATCGCTGATGAGCGTGAGCGTCTTAGTGAGCTTGAGTCTCCCGGCTACCAATTAGTCGGAGTGCTCAGCAGCCATCTGGATCGACTGCTCGATGTTCAAATTTCCAGGGTGGTTGCCGCTCGCCGTGAAGCAGTGGTCGATGCAATCGTAACCGACACCTATGGATCCCGCCGGCAGGGTATGTGAGGGGCTATGACCACCATCGCCTACAAAGACGGTGTGATCGCCTACGATTCCCGCGTTACCCGAGGTGACCTCATCACCGACGATGACTGCGACAAGTGCATTGAGCGCGATGGGGTGAAGTTCTTCATGTCGGGCGCCCTCTGTGACTATGACGCATTGGTCGGGGCCTACTTCGGCACCGCGCCATCGGGGAAGGTCGACGCCTCGGCAATCGTCGTTGATGGCGGCAAGCTGATGATGGTGGCGGTGGATGACGATACCGGTCTGTGGAAGTCACCAATCAAGCCTGATCGTCCTTACGCCATCGGCAGCGGCACGCCATACGCATTCGCTGCGATGGATATGGGCGCATCTGCCGAGAAGGCTGTTGAGATGGCTGCAAAGCGCGACACCAGCACTGGCGGGAAGGTTCGGATAGTTCGAATCGCCCGCGACCACTAAGGATTCGACATGAGCACCAAGCAACCCGACTGGGAGGCGATCGAACGAGCCTTCCGGGCCGGGGCGCTTTCCATCCGTACCATCGCTGACCGCAACGGGGTGAGCGACACCGCCATCCGGAAGAAGGCCAAGGCCCTGGGCTGGGAGCGGGATCTTTCCGAGCAGGTCCGCAAAGAGGTTCGCAACAAGCTGGTTCGCGGCGAGGTTCGCGAAGACCAATGCGCGAACCCTGAGCGAGACGCCGAGATTATCGAGGAGGCGGCGGAAGAGGGCGCGACGGTTGTTCGCAGCCACCGCCGCGACATTCGCAAAGCCGCGAACCTTGCGAACCTGCTGATGGATAATCTCCGGAACACCATTCAGCGCCGCGAAGAGATCGAAGACGAGATTGCGCGCGATACAGCTGGAGATGAGAGCGGATTCCGCCGAGCATCGATGCTTTCCGCTGTGGCTCTGCCGAGCAATGCCAAAACCCTTTTCCAGCTGTCTTCGGCCATGAAGAACCTGCAGGTGCTTGAGCGCACCGCATTCGGCCTGGACGACAAGGAGCAGTCGAAAGACGCCGACGAGCTGTCGCAGCTGATGGATGAACTATCGAAGGATGCCTGACCATGAAGCCCGAGCACATGAAACTGCTCCGGGACCGGTTCTGGCGGCTGAACAACCTGTACTTCATCACGGACAAGCAGGGCAAAAAGGTCCGCTTCCGCATGACGCAGGAGCAGGTCGATTACTTCCAGGGGATGCACACCCGCAACATCATCCTCAAGGCCCGGCAGTTGGGCTTCACCACGCTGGTGTGTATCGTCCAACTGGATGCTGCGCTGTTTGAGGCTGCCAAGTGCGCCCTGATTGCTCACACGCTGAACGACGCCAAGCGACTGTTCAGGGAGAAGGTGAAGTACGCCTACGACAACCTGCCCAAAGAGATCAAGGCGGCCAACCCGGCGCGGAACGACGCGGCCGGCGAGCTGGTGTTCAGCAAGGGCGGGTCGCTGTACGTGTCCACCTCCTTCCGGGGCGGCACGCTGCGCTACCTGCACGTTTCCGAGTTCGGGAAGATCTGTGCCAAGTTCCCGCACAAGGCTCGGGAGATCGTCACCGGTGCGTTCGAGGCTGTGGCCGCTGAGTGCTTCGTCACCATCGAGTCGACGGCAGAAGGCCGGGCTGGGTACTTCTTCGACTACAGCCAGTCTGCCGAGAAGCAGCAACTGGCCGGTGTGCCCCTGGGCCTTCTGGACTGGAAGTTCTTCTTCTTCAGCTGGTGGCGAAACCCTCTCTACTCGCTGGATCCGACCGACGTCACGATCCCGGACCGCTTGACCAAGTATTTCGACGAGCTGAGCGCCAAGCATGGCATCGTCACCAATCCAGGCCAGCGCGCCTGGTACAGCGCCAAGGAAAAGACCCTCGGCGACGACATGAAGCGCGAGTACCCGTCGATTCCTGCCGAGGCATTCCAGCAGACGATCGAGGGCGCCTACTACGCCAAGCAGTTCACCAAGCTCTACGCCGCCCAGCGCATCGGCAAGCTGCCAGACAACAGCCACCTGCCGGTGCACACCTTCTGGGACATCGGCGTGGGCGACTCCACCGCCATTTGGTTCGTCCGGATCGTCGGTGAGGAGTACCACGTTGTCGACTTCTACCAGAACAGCGGAGAGGGTCTGCGGCACTACATGAAGGTGCTGAAGGATCGCGGATACACCTACGGCGATCACTGGGGCCCCCACGACATCGACAACCGGGAATTTGGTAGCGACGGCAAGACTCGGCGTGAAATCGCGCGAGAGGGCTACGAGATCGACGGCCAGCGCTATTCGCTCACCTTCCAGGTGGTGCCAAAGCTGAGCATCGACGAAGGCATCGAGCAGGCGCGGGAGATTTTGCCCCGCTGCGCCTTCGATGAATCCAAGTGCGAGGAAGGAATCACCGCCCTGGAGAGCTACCGCAAGGAGTGGGACGACAAGCGCGGGTGCTGGAAAGACAAGCCCCTGCACGACTGGTCATCTCACCCAGCCGACGCCTTCCGCTACTTCGCCGTGGCTAAGACCAAGCGCTCCGTAGTCAAGCACGTTCCAATCTCGTTCACTTTCTGAGGCCATCCATGCCTAATTTCCTCCCCCGGGCAGAGTACTCGGAGGCCTTGCCCGGCTGGCAGCTGGTCAAGCGCTGCGTGGCGGGCGCCCGCGAGGTGCGCAAGCACGATATCTACCTACCGATGCCGGACCCGGAGAACAAGTCTCCTGAGAACCAGGCGCGGTACAAGCAGTACAAGAAGCGGGCGATGTTCCTGAACATCACCGGGCGCACGCGCACCGGCCTGCTGGGTGCGGTGTTTCGCAAGACTGCAGAGCTGGAGTTGCCCGCCGGGGTCGAGTACCTCAAGGAGAACGCCAGCGGTGACGGCACCAGCCTGGAGCAGCTGTCCAAGGACGCCGTGGGCGAATGCCTGGACGCTGGCCGGGGCGGGTTCCTCGTTGACTTCCCTGCGGTTGAGGGCGTGTCCTCGATGGCTGACATGCAGGGCCGCAGCGCGCTGATTCACCACTACGGCGCCGAGTCGATCATCGACTGGGACGAGCAGGTGGTCGATGGCGTGAAGCGACTGGTCTATGTCTGCCTGCTGGAGTGCGTGTCTGAGTTCAGTGCAGAGAGCCTGGAGCGGACCACTGGAACCCAATTCCGTGTGCTGCTGCTGGTTGATGGCCGCTATGTGCAGCGTGTTTACGCCGAAGACGGCAACAGCTACACCGAGGTCGCGCCGCTCGACAAGAACGGCCGACCCTTCGACCACATCCTATTCAGCTTCTACGGCGCCCAGAACAACGACGCCAGCGTCGATAAGTCGCCATTGGAAGACTTGGCTGACGTCAACATCCTGCACTACGGCAATAGCGCCACGGTGGAGGAGAGCGGCTTCATCAGCAGCCAGCCGACCCTATTCGTCACGACTGACATCACCGCCGATGAATTCGTCAAGCTGAACCCAAACGGTATGCACATCGGTTCGACCCGCGGCTACAACCTCGGCAAGAGCGGTACCGCGACCTTGCTCCAAGCAACCGAGAGCCAACTGGCCCGCACGCTGCTCAAGGACAAGGAAGAGCAGATGCTGATGATCGGCGCGCGCATCGTCCAGAAAGCGGGCGGCGCCGAGACGGCTGAGGCCGTACGCATCCGCTACAGCTCGGACAACAGCGTGCTGGGCACTATCGCCGGCAACGTGTCTGAGGCCCTGAAGCGGGCCATTCTCGACGCTGAGCGCTTCATGATCGGCGAGCCGGATGAGAAAGGAACGGTCTTCTGGCTAAACCAGTCGTTCTTCGATGAGACGATGACCGCCCAGGACATCCTGGCCCAGGTTCAGCTTTGGCAGCAGGGCCTTATCGCCAAGTCCGACTTGCGCACCAACCTGCGCCAGGGCGGCGTGCTCGAGGCAGACCGCACCGACGAGGCCATCGACGAAGAGCTTGCCCAGCAGCCGCCGGTGACCGGCAACGACACCGGAGTGGGCGGCGATGAGCAGTGACGGCTACCTGTCCGACGCAGCGACTCGCCACCAGGTGCACGTGCAGCGGTATGCCGGGGGCAGTCTCAAGCGTCTGGCCAAGTTCATCACCAAGGCCATTGGCACCGCCAAATCGCGCGTATCAGAAGGATTGAGCCGATACGGCACCCAGCGGTACGAGAAGCAGATCCAAGAGCTACAGGGCGAGCTGGCGGGCGTCTACGGCGAGATGAAGCAGCAGGCTGTTCTCGACCTGACTGCATTCGGCGGCTACGAGGCTGAATTCAACATGACCCTACTGGGCAAGGTCGTGAAGGCGGTCGTCCAGCTGAACAGGCCCAGCATCGAGCAGGTGGCCGCGGCAGCGCTCGCTGATCCTCTCGACCTGGAGGTCGGCAAGGGCCGGCAGCGCATCAGCATCAACGGCGCGCTTGACCAGTACGGCACCAAGAAGAGCGCTGAGATCATCAGCGAGATTCGCATGGGGTCTGCGCTGGGCGAGACTTCCGGGCAGATCACCCGCCGGCTCACGTCGCTGGGCGTCCAGCAGCGCGATCAGGCACAGGCCCTGGTCAACACCATGACCAACCACATCGCCACCACGGCGCGCGTTGAAGTGCTCAAGGACAACGACGACATCCTCAAGGGGATGCGCCGGATCGCCACCCTGGACAGCCGTACCACGCTGTTCTGCATGAGCATCGACCAGACGATCATCCCGCTGGATGGGCCTAAGCCGCCGTATCACTGGCGATGCCGGACCACGCTCATCCCGGTGCTGAAAGACGAGTTCGCCCGGGAGATACCAGGCTCGACTCGGCCTTCGATCGGCCCGGATGGCGTCGAGCAGGTCAGCAGCAAGACCAGCTACAGCGAGTGGCTCGCCAGGCAGCCAGCAGCGTTCCAGTCGGATGTGCTCGGACCTGAGCGCTACAAGCTGTTCAGCAAGGGAGAGATGTCAATCGACCGGTTCGTTGACGACGACGGCAAGACGCTGACCCTCAAGCAGTTGCGCGAGCGTGAGCCGATGGCTTTCGAGAGGGCCGGAATGTGACGCCACCAATGTTCATCCTACCGCTATCACTGCTTTGGCCTGAGAGGACCAGCATGGAAGAGAAACCCGAATCGGCACGACTTCAGCCGCTGCCGGCATTCACCGTTGACCCATTGGAGTCAGCGATTGCCAATGCCGCCTCATCGCTCGAAGGCGTGGAAGGGCTGGGTCGCCTGATCCTTGAGGCGCACCTGAAAGAGTTGTGCGCACTCCAGATCCAAAAGCTGAAGTAGGACGCGCCACAGAACGCAATACCGCCATTTCGTGGCGCGCGATTCCAAGCCCTGGCTGAGCCGGGGCTTTTTTGTATCCGCAGGCAGGGCCTGCTCAACGTCTCAGGGAGACAGCAATGACCTTGAAATTCCAACTGGACAGCCTCGACGGTGTCGACGAATCCATCCAGGCCCTTTACGTCGAGAAGGACGGCAAGTTTGTCCTGGGTATCGATGGGCTTCCGCAGCAGGAAGACGTCACAGGGCTGAAGGCCAAGGTGGAAGAACTGCTCGGAGAGAAGAAGGCCGCCGAAAAGGCTCGTCGCGAGGCCGAAGAGAAGGCGCGCACCGAGGCAGAAGAGGCCGCCCGCAAAGCTGGCGACGTCGAAGGCCTGGAGAAATCCTGGTCCGAGAAGTTCGCCCGCCGTGAGGCTGAGCTGACCGCCCAGCTCGAAAGCACCAACAGCACCCTGCAAGGCCAGATCCGGGATCTGACCGTAGGGCGCACCGCTACCGAGATCGCGACCACCCTGGCTGTTCCAGGCAGCGCCAAGGCATTGCTTCCCCATATCGAACGCCGACTGAGCGTCGAGCAACGCGATGGTAAACCCACCGTCGTCGTGCTGGACGCCGCCGGAAAGCTCTCGGCGGCAACGCTGGATGAGCTGAAAGCAGAATTCACCAACGATCCGGCCTTCGGTCCGCTGATCGCTGGCAGCAAGGCATCTGGCGGCGGGGCCGGGGGTGCTGGAAAAGGCGGCGGGGCCGCAAGAGGCAACATCGGCGGCACCAAAGAGGAACGCACGGCGGCACTGGCCAACCGGTTCCCAGACCTTCCACTGAAATAAGGAAATACACCCATGTCCCTGTCGCAAATGCAGGTTTTCAACGAATACATCATGCCGGCTACCATCGAGACGCTGGATCAGATGCTCGTTGCGTTCAACGCCGCCAGCCGCGGCGCCATCGTGCTGTCCCCGGACGGCTTCACCGGCGACTTCCTCCAAGAGTCGTTCTTCCAGACCCTGGCCGCTGCCCAGCGCCGCGTTGATCGCTACGCTGCAAACGGCGCCGCGCCCATCACCGACCTGACCGAGCTGAAAAACACTTCGGTGAAGGTTGCAGGTGGTTTCGGCCCGATTCGCTACGAGCCGTCGCAGATGACCTGGCTGGAGCGTCCAACCGCCCAAGGCATCGAGGTCGCATCGCGCGCCTTCGCCGAGATCCTGCTGAAGGACCAGCTGAACACCGCCATCGCCGCCCTGGTCGCTGCGATCACAGCCCAGGCCGCTGCCGTCAACGATGTGTCGGCCACCGCCGGCATCACCTACGCCGGACTGAACAACGCTCACGCGAAGTTCGGTGATGCGAGCCAGAACCTGGTCACCCAGGTGATGCAAGGCACCACCTACCACAAGCTGGTCGGTCAGAACTTGGCCAACCAGCAGCAACTGTTCCAGGCCGGCAACGTCCGTGTGATCGACATTCTGGGCAAGGTTTCGGTTGTGACCGATGCCCCAGCTCTGATGCAGGACGGTACCCCAGACAAGGAAATCATCCTTTCTCTGGTCCAGGGCGCGGCTCTGGTGCACGACGGTCGAGACATCATCAGCAACGTCCAGACCAACAACGGCAAAGAGCGGATCGAAACCACGCTGCAGACCGACTACACCTTCGGCCTGGGTCTCAAGGGCTACACCTGGGATGTGACCGCCGGCGGCAAGTCTCCGACCGATGCCGAACTGGCTACCGGCACCAACTGGGACAAGACCGCTACCAGCATCAAGCACACCGCTGGTGTCGCTCTGATCGGTGACGCTTCCAAGTAACCCTGATGGTGGGCTGGGCCTACGGCCTGGCCCGCTGAGGACGTGAGCATGAGCAAAAACAACATCTGGTACTTGGCGGGACCGTTCCACCAGTATCAGGAGAACGTGAAGGCACTGGCTAAGGAAGCCGGCTTGGTAATCGTTGATGCCAACGCTGCTACCAGTCGCAAGGGCGAGGCCAAAGACGTGCCTGAGGTGACCATTCGCCCCGAGCTGAAGGCTGTGGCCGTTGTTGTCGAGGCTGGCGGGCTGAGCCAGGACGTGGTCGAACAATTGACTGCTGAGCTGGCCGCCATTGGCGTAATCGTTGAATCGTTCGCAGCGCAGGCACTGGAGCGTCCAGCAGGCGAGCTTGGCGAAACCGGGAGCCGTCTGTTCCAGGTGCTGGAAGCGGTCAATGCCGGCATCGCCAGCTTGCAAGGCGAGCGCGATGGCGAGGTCGAGAAGGCAGGCAAGCTGCAGCAGGAGAACGAGCATCTCCGCGCTGAGATCGCTGTCTTGAAGCAGGCTGCGGCCAGTGACCCAGAGGTGGAGCAGCTGAAAGCCAAGCTGACAGAGGCCGGGGTGACCTATCGCGCCAACGCCTCCAAAGAGTCTCTGCAGAAGCAGGTCGACGAACTCGCCAAGTAACACAGGGGCATCGGCCCCACTCATTTCAGCGGAGGCCTGATGGCTACCTACATCACCGTTGCCGACGTGGATAGCATCCTCGGGGCTGGCTGGGCGGCTGACGACCTCAAGGACGAGGCGGTGTTCGAGGCAAACGCATACCTGACCGCGCTCAATCTGGTCGGCATCGACATGGACGACATCCCTGACGACGTGAAAGAGGCTGGCGCCCGGCTGGCCAAGTGCGCGTCACAGGGCAAGCTGTACCAACAGCAGACCGAAGGGGCGCTTGAGGCGAAGACCGTCAAGGCTGGCTCTGTATCGACCAGCAAGACCTTCGGCTCCATCGACAAGACCAGCACGGCCGCCCAGCCAGCGTGCGTGCAGTTGGCACTGGCCCTGCTCACCCCGTGGCGCAGCAGTCCATTCGCGTTTCGCGTATCGAGGGGGTAGGGCATGGGTCTCCGTGACGATATCCAGGCCGACCTGGCCGAGGCATTCGACGATGATCTGGCTGATGCTGTGCAGGCCTTCACTGGGTCTTACACGGGCCCGGGCGTATGGGATCCGGTCAGCGAGACGACCACCGCGCAGCCTGTGGCCTATACCGGGCGCGGGGTGTTCGACAGCTACGACAGCCGGCGAATCGACAACATCAACATCCTGGTGGGTGACGTGCTGCTGATCTGCCTGGCCAGCGAGATCACCGATAAGCCGGCTGTCGGTCACGAGATCACCGCCGACGACTTGATCACAGGCGAGCCTGTGAAATACCGCATCGTCAGCCCAGGCATCGACTCGGCCAAGGCCCACTACGAGATCCAGCTGAGGAAATAGCCATGGCCAAACGAGGCTGGAGCACGCCGCCAAGCATGTTCGCGGGCGTAGTTGAGGAGCAGCTGAGCCAGCGCGTTCGAGTAATCGCTATTGCGCTCCTCAACGAAATCGTTCTGCGCTCGCCGGTGGATACAGGGCGATTCCGTGGCAACAACATCGTCAGCGTCGGAGCACCGGTTTACACCAGCACCGTGAATGTCGACCCAACTGGTGCCGAAACCATCCAGAACGGGGTAAGGGAGGTCACCGGCCTTGAGCCATACACGCAGGTCTTCATCCAGAACAACTTGCCGTATGCAGGCCCGCTTGAGGATGGCCATTCCCAGCAGGCGCCGGCTGGCATCTACGCGGTGTCGTTCAACGGCGTTGCCGAGGCCTACAGGACATGACCTTCGAACAGATCCGCGCCGTCATCATCGGCCGCATGCAGCAGTGGGCGGGGATACCCGCTGACGCCATCGACTACCCGAACAACCCCCAAGGCCCGTTCAGCCCAGCCGGAAAGCCGATCTGGGCCAGGCTGGCGAATATCCCCGGCCTGTCCAGTACGCCAGAGGTCGGCATCGGCCCATGCGTTCGGCGGACCGGCATCATCATGGTTCAGCTGTTCGTGCCCAGCAACAAGGGCACCCTGACCATCACCAAGGCCGCAGACACGCTGGTCCAGCACTTTGAGTTCTACAGCGATCCGACCGGGCCATTCGAGTGCTACGCGGCCTCGGCCAATACCATCGGCGACGACGGCCACGGCTGGTACCAGGTGAACGTTTCCATCCCCTACCGCGCCTACTGAGAGGCAAGCATGTCCAAGACAACCGTGGAGCTGCACCGCAGCTTGATCCGCGCGGCTAAGGCTGCGCTTGCCGCGTGGGAGCGCTGGCTTTCGGCGAGGGAGAGTGACCATGACCATTGAAGAGCTGGCGGCAGAACGCGCGGCCTTTGCAGAGCAAGTGGCATCGACGCTGGAACGCATGATTCATGAGTTCAAGTCCAAAACTGGCGTAGCGATACGTGAACTCGATGTGCAGACCATCTCGCAGAATTACATGGACGGTCGAATCGAATGCCACATTGGCAATATTGACGTCCAGCTTGACCTGCAGGTGCGCCCAAAAAGCGGCGTAGGCGCCAACACGCTTATTGATTTCAGCTAACCCCCAAATTCACCGGGCACGCTGACCAGACACGCCGAAAGGCCCCTCTGATCGCCACGCCTCCCCGGATCACTACGATCTAAGGAGGCACCGATGAGTTCGGGCGCTAAGGTCCAGCTGGCCTGGATCAAAGAAGTAACCCCCGGCGTGACCCCGGCCGGCGACTGGAACGTGCTGACGCGAATCAGCAACGGTCTGATGCCGACCTTCAACTCGGAAGAGAACAACGAGATCGGCTTCACCCGTATGTCGCAGGGCACCGCCCAGACCACCGTTGATGTGGGCGGCGATATCGAAACGAAGTGGCGCTATGGCGCGCTGGACGAGTTCATGGCCTCCTGCTTCGGCAAGGCCTGGGCCAGCAACCAGCTCACCATGGGCGACGACCGCATCACCTTCTCGATCGCCTCCTACGCGACCGACATCGGTGTGTCGGCCATCGCACGCGGCGTGCAAGTCGCCACCATGAACTTCGATTTCCCTGGCGACAACGAAGTCACTGTCACCACTACCATGGCGGCGCGTGCCTGGGATGACAAGGGCGACAACACGTCGTTCATCATCAACGCCCAGCCAGAGGCCAGCCAGCGCCGCTTCAGCTTCAAGGACATCAGTGGCCTTAAGATCAACGGCGTCCAGGTGGGCGAAGACAACGCCTGCGTCGACAGCTTCAACCTGCAGTTCGACAACGCCGTCCAGACCCAGCGCTGCATCGGCAATGGCAACCCGTACCCGGGCAACATTATTGCCACCACGTTCACCCCGTCCGGTGCGATCACCATCAGCTGGTCGAAGATGGCCTACGAGCTGTGGAAGGCCCAGAAGACCAACGACGCTATCAGCCTGGAGTTCACCATCGGCAACGCGGACGGCGGCTACAAGTTCCTGATCCCCGAGATGGAAGTGACCGCTGATTGGCCTGATGGCGGGTCGACCGACATCATCCAGGTAGAGCTGAACTACACGGCCCGCCGCGTAGCCCCGACCATCACCCGCCTGCCGGCTCCAATCGTTGTGGCGGCCGTGGATGTCACCCCGGCCACCCTGAGCCTGGCTGTTGGCGCAACTGGCGACTTGGAAGTCGTGGTCACCCCGTCCGGTGCCAGCCAGCAAGTCACCTGGACCAGCTCCGCCCCGGCAATCGCCAGCGTCAGCCCTACCGGCCTGGTCAAAGGCTTGGCCGTGGGCACCGCCACCATCACTGCGACCAGCGCTGCGGACGGCACCAAGACCGACACCTGCGCTGTCACCGTCACCGCTTAACCCTTTGCCTGGCGCGCCCTGCGGTGCGCGCCGGGCCTTTTACCGCAGAGGAATACCATGGGCGTCACCATTGCAAAGAAGCCTGAGTTGGATATCAACGGCGAGCGCTGGGTGCACTTCAAGGTCGGCGCCAATGGCCTGGCCCTGAAGTGCGACAAAGGTCCGGATACCGCCGCAATTCTGGTTGCATCCATCGCCAACCCGATCTACAAGTCGCACCAGGCCGTGATCCGCCGGCACCTCGCCGCGCTGAACCAGCAGGCCGGGGTTGGCACTGCCGGTTTCACCATCGACTCCATCCCCGACGTCGAGCTCGAAACCGACGACGACCTGTTCATCGACCTGGCCACCAAGCACCTGATCAAGGACTGGCAGGGCATCGACGTCGAAGAGCGCCCGGGCGAGCCAGCCAAGTACACCCCGAAGCTGTGCAAGGCCCTGATCGAGCAGCTGCCAAGCATCTATTTCCTGGCCCTGCGCACCGGTCTGGACATCGCCAAGCGCATCGAGGAGCAGGCCCAGGCCACTGCGGAAAAGCAGTAGCGGCATATCGCTGGGGTAGGGACTGGGCCGGGCCGGAGAACGAGAAAAAGCGCTGGAAGCATGAGCGCCTCGGGCTGGGTGCCCAGGATCCTCCGGAGATCGACGATGTGGTCGCCGAGATCCTTGAGGCCTACGGGCACATTGGCCGGTCCCGGCAGTACGTCGGCATGATCGGCGCGCCGGCCCCGATTGCACCGGCCGCAATCGCCGAATACCTCAACCGCTACCCCTCGGTGATATGCCGCGAAGAGTTTGACGCCGCCATCTTCGCCCTAGACGACGAGTTCCGGAGGCGGTGGGACGAGCAGCAGGAAAAGGCGCAGGCGGAATCAACAGGCAAGAGCAGGCCTAAGCGGCGCTGAGGTGCGAAAGCATGTGTTAGATTCTGGCCATCTTTATGGAGGAAGCCATGAATCGAACGCTATTGATCGCCGCCCTTGTCTGCATGCCTCTGCCGGCTCTCGCTGCGAGCGGGGCCGATACCTGCAAAAAAATATCTGCAATGGCTGGTAAGGCAATGGAGGCTCGCCAGAACGGCGATCTTCTCGAGGACGCTATGGCATCTGTAGGCGATCAGAGCAAATTTTCTGACGCAATGGTGGTTAAGGCCTACGCCTTGCCAGTGGCCACAAGCTCTTCCGGAAAGGAAAAGTACGTTTCTGAGTTCAGAAACGCCGCATACGCAGAGTGTTACCGAAACATCATTGAGCCAATGAAATAACAGAACCCGCTTCGGCGGGTTTTTTAATCCCCGGAGAAAGGTATGGCGCAGGAATCCCGCCTGGCGGTAACAATCGACTCGCGGGGCGCAAAGCGCAATGCGGACGATCTAACCGGATCTCTTGAGCGCATGGAGCGTGCTGGTGACGCGGCAGCTGCGTCGGCTGATGGCGTGAGCAGCAGCCTCGACGATCAGCGAAAAGAGCTTTCCCAACTGCTGGGACAGATCAACCCCACTGTTGCTGCACTCGGTCGACTCGACGATATGCAGGAGAAGCTGTCCAAGCTCAAGAAGGCTGGAATCGTCGAGAGCGATACATTCGTCGAGTACACACAGCGTATCAACACGATGCGCGATGCTCTAGGCGACACTGCCGAGGGCATGAACAAGGCGGGAATGTCAGCCAAAGCCTACCAAGCTGCGCTACGTGGTGTCCCTGCGCAGTTCACCGACATCGCTGTTAGCCTGCAGGGCGGCCAGGCCCCACTGACAGTTTTCCTGCAGCAGGGTGGGCAACTTAAAGACATGTTCGGCGGGGTCGCTCCTGCCGCTAAGGCCTTGGGCGGATATATCCTTGGCCTGGTTAACCCGTTCACCGTTGCTGCGGCAGCAGCTGGTGCTCTGGCAGTGGCCTATTACAAGGGGTCTGAGCAGTCTGATGCGCTGCGCAACAGCTTGATTCTGACAGGCAACTTTTCTAAGGCCTCCGAGGCACAGCTGATCAGCTTGGCCGAATCAGCCGACCAGGTGACAGGGACGTTTGGCCAGGCTGCTGGAGCACTGGCGCAATTGACCGCTGCCGGCGAGAACACCACAGGTAATTTCAAGCTGATCACGACCACCGCCGTCGAGATGCAGCGAGTCACTGGCAAGGCGGTAGAAGAGACGGTCGCCGAGTTCATAAAGCTCGGCAAGGACCCTGTAGCCGGTATTGTCGAGCTCGATGAGAAATACCGGTTTCTTACTGCATCGGTGTATGCGCAGATCAAGGCCCTGTCAGACCAGGGTAATGCCGTAGCTGCTGCTGACCTGGCCGAGCGCACATACGCCGAGGCGATGGGGCAGCGAACCTCTAAGATCCGCGATAACCTGGGCGTGATTGAGCGCGGCTGGCTCAATATCAAGGACGCGACGAATGAAGTTCTGGATGCGTTCGCCAGCATCGGCAGAAGAAGCGCCGAGAGCGAAGAGTCGGCGATCAAGAAGCTTCAGCAGGAATTGGCCTACCGGAATAGCTTGCTCAATACGGGCTATGAAGACGATACGACCAGATCTCGCATAGCTGAGATTGAACAAGAACTGAGCAAGCGGCAGGAAATCCTCAGGGTTAACCAGAAAACACTGGAAGAAGAGGAGAGGCGCCGACGGGTCCAGGAGGAAGGCCGCAAGAGCCTGGACGCGCTGGACGCCAGCTACAAGAGCGCCCTGACCCAGACTCAGCGACTGAATAGAGACCTCGCCGATCTCGACAAGGCAAAGGCGAAAGCTGTTGAGGCTGGCGTTTTCACTGCCGCTGAGGAAGCAAAATACGCCACAGCCCGGAAGAACATCGAGCAGGAAATCGCGGACATCAAAACCCGCGAGGCGAAGAAGAACGCGCCGAAGAACATAAACCGTGGCGTGGCTGAGGCGGAAAACACCTTCGCTCGTCTGTATGGCCAGTACGACCCAGCGGCCCAGGCTGCCCGGGCGCTGACCAAGGAACAGGGTCAGCTCGATCTGGCCCTGAGCAAGGGCAAGATCACCCAGGAGGAGTACAGCAAGGCGCTGGCCCAGGCCTCGATCAACTACGCGGCGGCGCTGAAGGGTGCACAAGGCCTGACCGCCGTCGAGCAGTACCGCGCCCAGCTACAGCGCCAGTTGGTGAACGAGCAGGCCCAGTACCAGCTTGATGCAGCCAGCATCGGCATGGGTGACCTGCAGGCCTCACGGATGCAGCAGCGGCTCAACCTGGAGATGCAGACCAACGACCGCCTGCTGCAGCTGCAGACCGAACTGGCCAACGCCACGGATGAGAAGCAGCGCCAGGCGCTCCAAGGCCAGATCGATGCCATCAACGAGTTCCTGCCACAGCAGCTTGCAGCGATGCAGGCCGGCTGGGCGCAGATGGATCAGGCCATGCTCAACCCGATCAACGGGTGGACGGCTGCCGTGCAGAACTTCGGTAACCAGGCGCGCGACATTGCCGGGCAGACCCAGTCGATCTTCTCCAGCGCGTTCAACAACATCTCTGCCGATATCACCGACGCGATCATGAGCGGGCAGTTGTCCTTCAGCACGCTGGGCGACATTGCCAGTAACGTGGTACGCGAGATCATCACGGGTTTCGTGCGGATGGGCGTACAGATGGCGCTGAATGCGGCGCTGAACGCCACGCTGGGCACCGCTGCGGCCGGGCAGAGCATGATCCTTGCCGGAACCACGGCCACGGCCTGGGCGCCGGCTGCGGCAATGGCATCCCTGGCAACGCTGGGCGCCAACTCCGTTCCTGCAGCGGCCGCGCTGACCTCGACCACGGCCCTGGCCACCAGCCTGGCTGTGATCCCGGGCTTCGCCACCGGCGGCTATGTGTCCGGCTCCGGTACCAGCACCTCCGACAGCATCATGGCCCGCCTCAGCGACGGCGAGTTCGTCGTGAATGCCTCTGCAACACGGAAGAACAGGGCGCTCCTTGAGGCCATCAACTCCGGTGAGCGCGTATCGACCTCAAGCGGATCAGGTGCTGCCGGCAGCGTTTCAGCAATGCCTCAGCCAATAGTCCAGATATTCGAGGATCCGTCTAAGGCCGGCACATCCCAGGTAACCCGTGAGGGAAACCAGGACTTTATCAAGGTATGGGTGGCCAGCGTCATGGGTGACGGCGAGGCAGACCAGGCCCTGCGGGCGAAATACGGACTTCAAGGGGTTGGTTCATGATCGAGTACCCAGTAGAACTGCCGCTACCGCTGCAGGATGGATACGCGCTGGACACCCCTGTCGACCCGATGATGCGGACATCGATGCAGTCTGGGAGGGCCAGGCAGCGGCTGAATTTCGATGAAGTACCGTACCTGATCAACGCCAAATGGAACTGCGACCGCAACCAGATGGCGTTCTTCCAGGGGTGGTACGCCCGCGAGCTGGTGCAGGGGGTTGAGTGGTTCAAAGCCACCCTCCTGACGCCAATCGGCTTCAAGGAATACGAGTGCAGGTTTACGGGTCACTACACTGGGCCGTCGTTGGTGCAGGTGAGCCGCTGGGAATTTTCGGCGGTCCTTGAGCTGCGCGAGCCGCCACTGATGAACCCGGGCTGGGAGGAGTTCCCGCAGTACTGGTTCATGATGAACATCATCGACCTGGCGCTTAACCGCGAATGGCCACTGATGCACTTCGATTATCCAACCTACGCGGCGGCCATGGCAGCGATCAGAACCATGCGCCCTGGCTTGCAAATCACTATCGAAGCAGACGAAACACAGGGAGGGCAGCATGCCGTTTACAAAGTCGTGCGAGCTGATAGCCCATCGCTCATTCTCGACTTCATGGCCCAGGTCTACAAGGTTGGGCAGCCAAACGACTACCTGGTATTGGTGAGGGCCTATGGAAGCTAAAGCGTTCAGCGACCTGTTTACTTTTTCAAGGACAACGGTAGCTAGATACTTCAACAGTTCCGGGCTAATGGTCCAAGCTGCTGTGAATGAGCCGCGCTTTGAGTACGATCCATCTACCCTGGTGCCACTGGGCTTGAAGATGGAGCCGCATCGGCAGAACATCTTTACGTTTTCTCAAGATTTCACAAATTCCATATGGGCCAAGGCCCGGTGCACAGCTACCGTTTCCGGCACTGCGCCTGATGGCACCTCTACCGCTTGCGTAATAACAGGGACAGGCGGCGCTGGCGACACGTTCATGTCAAGGAATGGGCAAACTTTTACAGCCGGATCGTCCTATGCGTTTAGTGTATTCGCAAAGGCCGGAACGGGGACCGTGGTATCTTTGCGTCTTCCAGTTGACTCATTCGGTGTAGCCATAAACGTCAATTTCGATTTGACTGGGAATGGATCGTTTGTAGTAACTAGCGGGTCTGCTACAACCGTTGCGCACATCATTAAATTGCCAAATGGTTGGTTCAAATGCTGCGTTATGGCAACGGCCGCCGCAGTTGGTGGTGGCAACTGGTTTGCCATAGGCATAGGCACCACAACAACTGTGGCGCTTTCTGTATGGGGGGCTCAGCTTGAGGTTGGTCAATGGCATTCGTCGTACATTCCCACAAGCAGTGCGGCAGCCACCCGATCAGCCGATTTGTGTTATGTGCCAACCATGAGCCCGTGGTTTAAAAATCTGGAAGGCACGCTATACAGTGAGGTCCTCAGCACTGCCGGACAAGCATTCCATGCATCGTTAGGTGTTGCCTCTGGGGCTGCGCCCAGAATATCAAACTGGATGAGTTCAACAAGAACCGCCAGCAGCCAAGTTATCAACGATGCCGTAGTTACGGTGTTCGGTGCGTCGTTCACGGCGATACCGCAGGGTACGGTCGCTAAACAGGCCCTAGCGTTCAAGCTTAATGACATGCAGGCTGCATACAACGGGACGCTTAGCGCGTTTGATACAGCTGCTGATATTCCTACTCCTACCCGCCTTACCATAGGTAGTCGAGGTACTGCAACCGACGCAATGAGCGGTCATGTGCGTAAGGTCACAATATACCCGTACCGCCTCAGCGCCTCAGAACTGCAAGCGATCACGACATGACGATACTCCAAGACACCTATCGCGAGGCCATTGCGTCGGGCGGTAAAGAGGCGTTCGTCCGCACTCTGGAGATTGCCTGCCCGGCCTGGGATGCGCCGGTGCTGATATGCAACGGCTTCAAGGATCGGATCTGCGGCACAGAAGACGGGCGCCTACTAACCTTTACGGCAGCCAACATTGGCATTGCGTTACCGCAGAAGAACAACAAGGGCAATCAGGCCCTGGCGTTTGCAGTGGACAACACAACAGGGGAGGTCCAGCGCAAAGCTGACCAGGCCCTGGACGGCAACGCCCGAGTTACCGCGATTTACCGGGTCTACCTGGCCAGCGACACCTCAAGTCCATGCGATAGGCCGTACCGAATGAGTGTGGACAGCGACTCGTTCGAGCAGAACCAGGCAACTCTCCAGTGCGGCTTCTTCGATGTCATCGGCACCGGTTGGCCACGCGCGCTTTACACCACCAAGTTCGTACCTGGCCTCACCTACCTCTAAGGGCAATCCCTATGGAATGGATCAACACATACCTGTCCTGCAGGTATGAGGACGGCGCTCGCGGTCCAGAATTGTTCGATTGCTGGGGGTTGGTGCGGGACGCGCGCCATCGTCACCTGGGCAAGCGCCTGCTGCCCAGTTGGGGGCATATCCGCAATACCGAGCCCAAGGAGTTCACTCGGGCCTATCGGGCCGAAGCCGAGCACATGGAGGTTTGCCCACCAGAGCCTGGGGCGATCGCTGCGGTAATGCGAGGCCTTATCTGTGTGCACGTGGCCCTAGTTGTTGAGTCGGGCAACCGGCTCAAGGTGCTTGAGATCAACCCATCACGAGGCGCCCGCTGCCTGCCGCTTGCTCAGTGGGAGCGTGACCACAACACCGTTATCTACTACCGGGACCGACAATGATCGAAGTCTTCCCCAACAAGATCGTGCCATTCCCGGCCGAGACTTATCAGGTCGAGGCACGCCAGAGCCTGCTGGCTTGGTTCCAGGCAGATGGCCTGCCGGCAAACGTAGAACCCGCAGCGCTGCCCCTGAGCGTCTTCGTCAACGGGGAGCGTGCGCTTCCAACCCAGTGGGCCTCCATTGAGTTCGGGCCCGAGGATCGTGTCGAAATCTACCGGGAGCCGAAAGGCACCGACCCGTTTTCGATCACTTTGGCGCTGGTATTCGGTGCCAAAGCGGTGCTGGGCGCGCTGATGCCAAAAATGCCTTCGCTGAACAGCGGGGGCAACACGAAGCGCGGTAATGACCTGGGTCTGGCCACGGTCAAGGGCAACCAGGTAAAGCTCAACTCCGTTATCCGCGAAATCGCTGGACGTCAGCGCCCATATCCGGATTACGCCCTGCCGCCGAATCGGTATTTCGACGATCCACGCTCCCAGTGGATCGAGATGTTGTTGGTCGTTGGCCGAGGCACCTATGACATTCCATTGAGCAGCGTGCTGATCGGTGATACACCGGTGATCTCCCTGGGCGCAGACGCGCAGATGGTGATCTATCAGCCAGGCGACGATCTTTCCTACGAAACGGCTGCCAGGTGGTGGCATTCAGCTCCCGAAGTTGGGGCTACCTCCACCGGTACCGCTGGCATCGAGCTGAAGGCAACCTACGCCGTCAATCCGGTGCCCACGGCCCAGTCTTTCCAGTTCTCCGGCTACACGGTAACCGTGCCGGCCGGTGCCGGCCAGTTCCCGGAAGGATGGGCGGCAGGGATGCTGGTGCGTATTGAAGTCTCGTACCCCTACGATGTTATTGAAGGTGGGGCAGGACGAGATGTCATTCGCGGCAATCTTGACCAGATCGCGCCATACGTGGGCATGCCTATCGAGATCACCGGCGCAAATGCCGGCAACTACACGGTGGCAAGCTTCACGGCTGGCGTTGGCGGCGCGCCAGACGAGATGACCCTGGATTGGCAGGACGGCGGCCCGGCCACGGGACTCCAGATCGGATCTTCCCTGCAGATGGGCATAGGCATCCGTGGGCTGCGGTACCGCATCACGGCGGCGAGCACGGCGGCCATTACGGTTGAGCGGATCAATGCCGCTGGCGTAGCCGACACAACCTGGCCCGGGTTTGATGCGCTGACCACGGCGACGGCTGTGTTGCGCCTGGACGGATCCACCCAAGAGGGGGATTGGTCAGGTCCGTTCCCCGCCTGCCCGCCAGGTACGACCACGCGGCGCATCGCTTGGGACATCTTTTTCCCGCAAGGCTTGGTGCACGTGGGCGGGAAGGGTGATCTGAACGCGCTGGAAGTGACCGTGGAGATGCAGTACCGCGATATCACGACGGCAGGCGCCTGGACCTCGGAAACCAAGATTTACTCGGCTGCCACACTCGACCAGCTCGGATTTACCAATTACACCAACATCCCCACGGACATCAGGCCCGAGGTGCGCATCCGCAGGATCGGCGCCAAGTCGACTAGCACCCAGGATGCAAACACCGTGCAGTGGTATGGCCTGCGGTCCAACCTGGACGCGCCGGTCAAATATGACGGTGTCACCCTTATCGCCTTGCGCGTGAAAGGCGGCAACCGGATCGCTTCGCAGTCCGAGAGTCAGGTTTCCTGCATCGCCACACGCAAGCTACCAACGCGAAGAGGCGGGGCCTGGACTGATCCTGAGCCAACTCGTGATATCTCCGCCTGGTTTGGCTACATCGCCAAGAGCGTCGGCTATTCGGTCGAGGATGGAAATTCAGACATCGATCTGGATGAACTGGACCGCCTGCAAGCCATCTGGACCGCCCGCGGTGATTACTACGACAGGACTATCGAGTCGGCCAGCACGGTGAAGGCCTGCATGATCGAGGCCCTACAAGCAGGATTTGCGGAGCTGACCATTGACAGAGGCCTTCTGCGGCCCGTCAGGGATGAGAAGCGCGGCCCGGGCTTCGATCATGAGTATTCACCGCTGTTCAACCCACAGGTCATGACCAAGCCGCTGAAGCGCGAGGCTGAGCACGTCACCGCCGATGACTTTGATGGCGTGGATGTTGAGTACCTCAGTTCGACTACCTGGCAGATAGAGACGATTGAGTGCCGACTGCCAGGGGATCTCGGCTTACGCACTGAGAAGATCAAGGTCGAGGGCATCAGCGATGAAACTCGTGCGTGGCGCTACGGCATGCGCCGGCGCCGGCAGCAGGTCTATCAACGCAAGCGCTACAGCTTCTCGACCGAACTGGATGCCCTGAACAGCGGGTACCTCGACTACGCATTGCTCGGCGACACCACCCCAGGGTACGGGCAGAGCGCAATGCTCAAGGGCTTCGCGCCGCTGGGAAGTCAGCAAATGCTGGTGTCCTCCGAGCGGCTCATCTGGTCGCCTGGCGTCGAGCACTGGGTGGCGCTGAGACGGAAAGACGGCAGCGCCTCCGGTCCGTACGTCGCAACCCGCATCGATGACTATCGCATGACCATCAGCAGCCTGGATTTCACACCTGTGCTAGACAGCGCTATGGACGCGCCTGTGCTGCAGTTCGGTCCGAAGGCGACATTCTGCTACCCGGCGCTTATCAAGGAAGTGAACCCAAGCGGTACCGTCAGTTGCAACGTGACTGCAGTGAACTACGACGAACGCGTCTACATGGACGACGACAACTTCCCGCCGGCTTGACCTTAAAAACCTGAGCATGCCCGCCATCGGCGGGCTTTTTCTCGCCTGGAGACAGCATGCGATACAACACTAGCAACCCTGTTGAGCCAAATGGGTCGGATGATCCGCGGGACCTACACGACAACACCCAGGTGTTTGATAAATTTGTCACCTCTCCAAATTTCTCAGAGAAGGACCGATTGGGCGTTGACCGCCTAACCTGGGCTGGCGCTGAAAATGAATGGCGGCAGATGTTACAAGGTTCAGGCTTCGAAACAGTCCATCTGTCCTATGTGGACGGGGCTGCCCTTACGGTTTCGAGGCCTACGCAACTGGTCGATAGAGCCGGAATCACTTACAGCGTAAAGCTGCCCGCCAACTTCCCATTGACGCTTGGTGGGAATTGGGCGGCAGACCAGGCCCTGCTTACTGATAGAGCCGATAATCCGCTCCGACAGCAACTATCAAGCGTCTCAGATCCAACCCTCGGCGCTGCGCTGATTGGTCGTTCCAGCGTGACCATCGCGTCCATCAAGGAAATTGGTGCGCAGCTCAAAGACTCGACCCGAATCCTTGATCTTCAGTCATATCACCCCGGCCGCACCTATGGTGGTGGCAAGCTTATGTGGGCGCCATCCGTACCGAAGAGCAAGCACGACGGTTTTCTGATCTTCAGTCCGACAGTGCCAGCTGCGTCTGTTACAACCGCGCAATCCACCATAATTAGCTATATGAACCGGACCGGTGAGACAGACGCCAGCGGTTCCGGGTGCTGGGTTCGCCTCTTCAGTGGCGCCGCGCACATGGAATGGGGCGGTGTTACAGCTGGGACCGATTGCGGCCTGGTTGCCCAAAAATTGGTTGATTTCTGTGTGCCAAACGGCGTTAGTCTGCACTGCGACGAGGTGTTGACTCTCGGGTCTACGGTAACGATGCCGCAGTACCGGACTGATCCAGCCGTGGCCCGTGTTTTCAACCATTCTTGCGTCTCCCTGCGCAGCGTCGTTTCCACGATGACCAGTGGCGAAACCTTGCGTTTTAATACCTCTGGCGCAGATCTGGAGATAGGTGAGTTGAACGGCCCAGGGCCCGACGTGGGTGCCACCCGGGGCATTCGCCTCGCGGGTCAGGGCGGTGGCCGGGTTCGGGTTAACTTTGTGCAGGGCTTCCAGAACGGCGTTCACTTGGAAGAATCCTACGCGCATACCGTACATGTCGGCTGGATCGACAACTGTATACGTGGGATCGCACTGGTAAACGCCAACGACAACCGAGTTACCGGTGGGCGGGTTGGCGGCCGCTATTCAACGGTGGCCACCGTTGGCCCAACTGACCCGACGACTTGTGAGGTCGGTGTCGACGTCGGAGACGGGTGCGCCAGCAACCGCTTCACGATGAACATTGAATATTGCCGCCGTTCGGTCACCTCCATTGGGTTCAACGACCGGGGCATAGGTACCCAGTTTTCCGGTTACATCGAGAGCTGCGTTGCGTGGAACGCTTACCTGAGCGGACGAAACGCGTTGTTCAATATTTTGCCTGGCGGATCCATTACTCGCGCTGACAACTGCGGCTTCTTTGCGGGGGACACGAACCGTATCGTTTTTGAGGCGCAGCAAGACTTCCATAATGAAACGCCATCGCCCGATAAGAACACGCTTACTTTCCAGTCCCTGCAGGCCTTGGCGACTTCTGGTACGGGAGACATCCGGGGGTATAACGGGCTTGCAAGCTACCCGCGAACCCTTGGGTCAGCAAGAAATGAAGTGGTCAGCGGGAATTCATTAGGGTCTACCAGCTGGTCTGCCACAGGGGCTGGTGGCGCATCTGTGTCGGGTATTTTTAGCAGTACCAATGTCGGTATTCCAGAGCTAGGCCTGCTTGGTTCGACGCAGGTAACACTTCCCGCTTTAGCTGCGGATGGCGCGGAGTACATCATATCCCAAGGCTCAATCAACATGGCCGTTGGGCCTTTTAGCTTTGGGATGTTTGCTTTCTGCGCTGCTGGCGATGTGGACATCTATGTTCGGGTCATATCCTCTGATGCGACCATCCAGCATCGCATGGTTACTAGGCTTGTATCCGTAAGCGGTGGTGGCTTCAAACGAATTGCGACGGAGCTAAATAACGCTAAGGCCGATCCGCTGGCAACGTATCAGATCCGACTTCGATCCGCGGCAGGATGTACCCTGTATATCTGCGGGGCGTTTGCAATAAATCGCACCGATATAGAAGTTCCGGCTGTGAATACCGGTGCTGTCAGGAGAAGCGTGATTTCCGGGTCAGAGGTTAGGGGGAGGATGTTCCCTAATGGGGTTGCTTTGAATGGGATGATTCAGAAAGACTACCGAGTCACGACAGGGGTAGAGGTGTTTGACACGGCAGGTCTCATGTTCTCGACTTTGATATTATCTGGCGCCGGGTATAATGTGACACTGCCGCCTGGAGGTGATGGTCAGGAGCTCGTACTGAAAAAAGACGGTGCGCCCGGAACTGTTGGGCTTTTACTTTCTGGAACTACGGTGGACGGATCTTCTGCAGGGATCACTATGAATCCACTAGATGCGCTGCGGCTTAGATTTGTGCCTGCTTTCGGTTGGCTTAAAGTTTGATGAGGAATGGGGGCGTACCGCCCCCAGCAGAATCACATGCCCGCAAGCGGATTTCCGAATCGTTTCAGATACTCTTTTCCTATCGCTTCTGCGCCAACAGCGTTTAGGTGAGACCCATCATTTCTGAAAATTATCTTTCCATCAATAAATGCTTTGCATTTATTGTTTTCGCAAAGTACCTTGTTTGGGTCGATAAGTGTGACTTGCGGGAATTTGTCTTTTATTTTGTATTCTATTCTGTCTGAGTCCGGCTCTACTGGTGGGTAGGTGTTGTCAATCACTGCGTGGCGAAGTTTTTCCTCGCGCATACGGCTCACCTCGGTTTTTCCGATTTCAGCAAATGGCTGAACCAGTATCACGACCTTGACACCAGCATCTAAATATTTCTTGATCGTCTCGTATTGGAGGCTCTCAATTTTATCATTTACATCTTCCAGGTTGCCGTTGTGAACCCTGAATCTAGTCTGCCACGTTGCGTAGTTGTTCCAGAAATTTGAAATGATCACGACGCGCTTTGACTTGGCTGCCTCAAATCTCGCTGTGTTGTAGTCGACAATTTTCTTCCATTCGCTTTCTGGAAGCTTATTCACCATGTCCATGGTGAACACATCAGGTATCGCGGGCGTCGATCCTGCTGTGGTGTCGTGAATCATGATCCCAGCGTCACGAGCTAGGACATCGACAAACTGGGCGTAGGCATTCGCAAAAGAGTCACCAATCAACAGACCGTCGGCCTCTGGACGATCAACGCCTAGGTGGCAATCTCCATAATTTCCAACAATCATGACGCTTATGCACTGGCTTCTCTGAACGTGTGAAGTATTCCTGTCCTCCAGCTCAGAAATCAACTCTCCAGACCGCGACCTGAAACCGTCATTCTTCACTATCGAGTACGCGCCCGCGCACATCAGTAGTGATGGGACTACGTAAAGTGGTATGGCGATTGATACGAATTTCTTCGATTTTATGTTGCGAAATGGCGTTTCGATGAAATGGTAGCTAAAGCATGAGGCCAAGAAAGCAACTACGATCAAGATTAGAGCATTTTCTGTGGTTAATGCTATGCCACGATATTGAGCAAGCGCAAGGACAGGCCAGTGCCATAGGTACAGTGAGTAAGATACTTTACCAATGTAGCGGATCGGCGTGATCTGTAAGGCTTTCAGAGGTAAGTGATTGGTTGAATTAAATCCGCTGGCGATTACCATCGCAGTTCCAATGCAGACCGGTAGCGCGTATATTCCAGGGAATGCACTTGAGTTATCTAGGATGAATGCACTTGCGACAACGAACGTCAATCCGATAATCGCTATAGTTGGACCGGGGTTGACTACCTTCGCAACGCGGTGTTGGTACAGCGCGAGAAGCGCGCCGACCATGAGCTCAAAGAATCTGAATGGAAGAAGCAGGTAGGCGGCGTTCTTATGGTTGACTGCGTAGTGATGCGAAGCTACCAGAGATGCAATAAGAATTGCGGCAACGGCATAGCGAACAGCGCGCTTGCTATCGATCCAGGACAATGCCAAAAGCAGCATTGGCCAGATTACGTAGAATTGCTCCTCAACTGCGATTGACCATGTGTGCAGAAGTGGCTCATTGGCGGCATTGCCAAAGTAGCCTGTGCCCATGAAGAAGTAGACATTGCTTAGCCCAGCCAATGATGCTACAGCACTCTTCGCGTAGGAGATCATGTCGTCAGGAAGAAGATAAAATCCTGAGTACACTGTGGTGCATGCCAGCAGGAAGAAGTAAGCGGGCATTAACCGCTTAATTCTGCGAATGTAAAAGCTTCGAAATGTGAATGTGCGGTCTAGGATTTCTCGCCTGAGTATCGCGGTAATCAGGTAGCCGGATATGACAAAGAATACATCAACGCCAACGAAACCACCCGGGACAGGGAAGCCAGCGTGATAGAGAACAACGAGTAGAACAGCTATCGCTCGAAGTCCGTCAATGTCAGCCCGATATCCGGTTGAAATTGAAGTTCGTTCCCTGTTTATGCATTGTTTTACTATCATTGTCATTAGCCCTGCCACTCCATAGATATCGAACCCCGTTCCCCACCGTTTCAGCGTTCAGTGCGGATCATAGCGGAAACGACGATCTGCGCCGACTCCTAAACCTGCCCGCCCAGCGCGGGCTTTTTTGTGCCTGGAGAAAACATGGCCCGACTCACAGAATCCCAGGCCGGAGGCGCGAACGTGCTCCGGTTTCTTGACCTGATCGCTTTCTCTGAAGGCACCGCGACCATCAAGGCCAGCGATGAAGGTTACAACGTGCTCTATGGCGGTGCCTTGTTCCAAGGCTATGCCGATCACCCACGGCGCAAGCTGACCTTCCCAATCAACGGCAAGGCTGTGACCAGCACCGCTGCCGGCCGGTACCAGCTGCTTGAGCGTTACTGGGATGCCTACCGTGCAAGCCTGCGCCTGGCTGGCGGCTTTACCCCGGAGAACCAGGACCGCGTTGCGCTGCAGCAGATTCGCGAGCGCCGTGCGCTGGACGACATCAAGGCTGGCCGCATTCAGCAGGCGATCGCCAAGTGCTCGAACATCTGGGCAAGTTTCCCGGGTAACACCTATGGCCAGAACCCGCACCGCCTGGACAAGCTGCTGGCTCAGTGGGCGAAGCTCGGCGGGGTGCTGGCGTGAACTGGCTGGGCGCGGTGCCGGCCTGGTGCTGGTGGCTGATCGCCCTGGTGCTGGTTGCCGGCGGCCAGCAGTACCGGGTATTTGTGGCCCGGAGCGAAACCGGGGCTGCTCGCATCGAGCTGGCTGACTACCGCCTGGAGGTGTCCGAGCGTGACCGGCGCGCTGCGGCCAAGGCAAGAACCGAAGAACAGCGCCGCCAAGCTGTGGCGGACAAGGAGGGCGAGAGTGCGCGGAAACAACTGGAGCTGGCCCAAGGCCGCGCCACTGCTGCTGAGTCTGCTGCTGACGGGCTGCGCGGCGAGATCGCCAGACTGCGGAATGGCCACCGAGCCACCTGCGATACCATCGCTGCCCAGCAGCGCCAGGCAGGAACCTCTGCCGCCGGAGTGCTCGGGGGACTGCTTGAAGATGCTGACCGAATGGCGGGAGTCTTCGCGACAGCGCTTGAGCGAAGTCGAATAGCCGGGATGGCGTGCGAGGCTATTATTGACGGCATCCGGAAGCCGTGA